AGATGATTAAATGAATAAGTTAATTGCTATAAGCGGTTGTTTCATTATCGCAAGCTTTTCTTCTTGTACAGCATATATAGTCCATAATGACAATAATGCCATGCTGGAAATGGTGAAAAATGGTGCTTCTCCAGTTGATGCACGATGCGCTGTTAAAGGAGGTTCAGTCACTTGCTTAACTAGCCGTAAGTAAAGTTAATCAATAATTCATAAAAAACCCACCACTTGGATAATGGTGGGTTTTTTGTTGGTGGGTAGTCCGGTGCGCTGGTAGAGGGGGAGGCTACCAGTGTGATGCACCGTCTACCCATTAACTATTCCACGTTGCCTGAATACCTATCTATGCAGAGTTGCCGGTCGTGGATGATCGCTTTCTGCTGAGCTATGTAAATAGCAATCGATTTCAGGTTTTTGGAGAGATTTTCATAGTGCTTTGGCGTTATCCCAATCCAGATAACCCCTGATTTATCCTCGACGACGTATGGGCTGACGTTGAGCATATGGAGCGGATCCGCCTTTTGTAGTGGGCTGCATGCTACCACGGTCACATCACCATCTGGCTTTGATTTGAACATGGAGCATCCGGTGATGAGCAATAATGCAACAAGGATGATGATCTTGTTCATTTCGTGATTTCCTCCAGCTTCTGGAATTCATTTAATGTCGCGGCCTGCATCCTTTTTGTTATTAGCCCGGGCTTTTTCTTCGCCAGATTAGCAAAGTCGTGATCACCGAATATCTTCTGTACCGGTGCGATCTTCTCCCTCTCGGTCTGCAGCTCCTGGTTCACTTTCGTTGCCGATTTATTGACGCTCAGTAGTGCATCCTCGTATGCCGCCTGCTTTTGTGCCGCTATATCGAGTTTGTCTTTCTGCTTTTCTACCGTTGTTTTCAGGTCTGCAAGCTCATGCACAAGGCTATTGTAGTGGAACCATGCCCCGGCGATGATGGCGAGCATACCAACTATCCCACCTAACTTCAGATATAGAGTATTCATGTTCGAGCCCTCACTCGTTGTCGTTGCTGGCCATGTCCTCTTTGTGTCGATCCTTACCGTAGAACGTAGCCATGGTGCCGATAAGGGCCAGGACGCTACCTAGTGCGGTAGCAGTACCCATGCTGATATCGGGTGGGTTGTCGGAGAATGTTTTGTAGATCGCAAATGTGGACACGGTTGCAGCCCACAGCAGCGAGAATCTCCTTACTCCTTTGTGGTTATCCAGAAATTCGATAAATTTCATGTGACGATCTCCCAGTGCGCCAGGTCGTCAAATCCGTTGTCCCCGACATACTTATCCCGGTCCCAGTCTCCACCCCAGCGCATTTGTATCCCGAGGTCTTCTGCTGTACGCAATCCATATCCAGCGAAGTGGTACCATTGATTGAGATCATCGAGATATTTCTTTACCTCGGAGACATTATTCCAGTTTGATGGGTATTGCGGCCATGGCACCCCTCTTCCTGGTATCCATGGTCCAATATCGATCGCCATTGATGGGTTGGAGTTGTGCCTGCTATTAGGCCATCGCACTTTCGATTTCTTATCGGCGAAAGCCCTGTTCTGCTCGATCATTCCTCGGTGACCGGTTATCACATGACAGTCATATGAAGCGACGATCTCGTTCGCCCATTGGATTATCAGCGGATAGCATGTAGCCAGCTTCATTCTTGATTGCTCACTGAAGTTCGGCATTACGACTTCCCTCCTTCACCTCTCTGCGCTCGAGGATATAGATGCGACGATCGAGCTTGATTATCAGAGCGCTCATCCTTTCGTAATCTTTTCTGCTTGAATCCCTCACTGATAACTTGAGCTCTATCTGTTCTTTCTGGATGGCATGGACCTCTGTCTTTAGGTCTCTCATTTCTTCCTTGAGGGTATCTACCGTATTCGATAGTACCCCCCACATCACTGCCGCAGGCACCAGGGCAATGATGATCGCCTCGATTACCCTCTGCATGTCTACTCTTGACTTCCCATCATCCTCCGTTGAAAGGAATGGCATCGGTATTGATATCCCGAAGAGTTTTGCGGCTAAGATTGTTGTGCTTATTTTTTCCATCTTCCTGCCCCTATATGTTGGCGTAGTGAGTGGACACTACCGCAGTTGTCAAGGCGGAAGTGTAGAACAGCATCGAATCAATCGTGCCGTCGAAGGACGGCGTAGGTAAAGCACTGGAACCAACTCTATATGCAGCAATGTCCACCATGGACACCCCAGACGTGGCATACGCCGCCGCCAACGAACTCGCTTGAGCGCCATTAACGAACAAGCGCATGATGCTTCCATCTGCTTCGCACACAGCATGATATGTAGTTGATACTACAACAGACGGCCCAGCAACGATGGTCCAACCACCGTTGTAGGCCGCATATTTCAGACGGTTATCGGTATCAACATATAGTCCGAACACAACCCCATACGGCCCACTCTCTGAGTAGATCCAAGATTGCGCCCCGGTAGGGATCGAGGCGAAAGCAAAAACGGTCTCAATGGCATGTGCCACGGCACCAACCGCATCGGACGTGGCAACAGAGACATATCCATCAATAAACCTTGCCGCAACTTCATTGGGTACAGGCGAAGAAGCACCAAGCGTTATCGTTCCGTTGTAGTCTCCGTCGTGGTACTGGATATCGTCTTGTACGCTTGCCGTGGTACTGACCTCGGCAAAACGGAACATGCCCCTCGGCCCATCCTGGCAAGCAGCGGTGATGTACTTCTGGTAGCCGCGACCAAGCGCAAAGTGCTTGCGGATAATGCTCGGGGTCAACCCGGAAGCGTAACAAGCATGATGGGCTATCGCTCCTTCATATCCACCTCCACCACCATAGTGATTAGCTACTCGGTAAGGGTACGCCGCGAAAGACGGAGCAGCCGCAGTTCCGGTTATACGCTTCCCCGGGACCGAGTAGCCATTGATATACATATCAAAATTGGCGTAGCTTGCATAAACAAAAACAGCGTGATAACCAACCCCAACTTTCAGTTGAGAATCAAAAATAAATGTCCTACGGTTTGTAGAAGCAGCAGTCCCTTTGCCCCACTGCGTATAAGCCGACCCGTTGGCCTGAAGTCCCGCCTTGTACCCATAATAGTAGGAACTATCGGTTCTATTAGTTGTGACAATCTCCTCGTCACTCGCTCCAGTACCCTTAGTCAACCACTGCTCAAGCGTTACTGGTGGTGAGATACTGAAAAACTCTGATCCGTAGTTAGCATTGGCATTACCACCAATAGGTGGGAACGACGTTCCACCAGTTTCCGCAGAACAGCCGGCGACAGCACCTTGGCTTGTGTACGCATAAGTCAAATCGTTTGCCGCCACCAAATCCTCAGCCGTTGACACACCAACATCGTTCAGTATCCAGTATCCGTAAGCACCGTCCGTGACAACCTCGTAAGGATAGCGACTATGGTTGGCAGCCACATAGTGATGGCGAATGGTAGCGGATGACAAGGCAGTGGCATAGTAGGCAACCTCGGCAACCTGGCCATCGATAAATTGATCGTTGGCGTTATAGCCTCGTTTCCCGAACATGATCGGGTTTTCCGCTGCCATCGTGCTTACGGCAGCGGTTGTGTCGACGGTAATGTAGTCTCCATCTAAAAATAGCTGTATGGAATTTGTTCCGTTTCGCACACCAGCTACGTGATGGAATACGTTGTCGTTTACGGATGCTACTGAGTATGCAACGAGGGATGCTCCCGTTGATGAATCAACCATGATCATCCGTACCTTGTTCCCGTCTACCTCGAGTGCATATCCACCAGTTACCCCTGATGCGAAATTAGAGATTATACTTCTTGTTGAGGCTGTTGCTGAAACTGGTATCTTAATATTCGCTTCGAGTGTGAAGTTGGTGTCTGTTGGCGTGAATATGGTGCTTGCAGGTATGGATGCATATGATGTAATCCCGTTAAAATCTATGCAATATGTGGATGCGTAGACCAGTGGACCCCTTAATGAGAATGTTGGGATATTTGCATAGTTGCCTTTTCTCACTACAGTTGCCGATGCATAATCTGCGACTGATGCAACAGCCGATCCTTCTGATAAACGCCAGTATCCTGCTGGGGTTGCTGCCTTTACAGCGGAGAAATAAGAAGATTCTAAAAACGATGGAACAGGAGCGCTCGCCGCCCCTCCTCTCCGGAACCACGATCCGCCCCCCATCGCCGCATTCGAAATGAATGGGTTTACGATGTTGAAGATATCGCTATGGAAATTTCTTCCTGACATTACTTGATATCCTTGGCCGCTACCATTGCCATGAATGTTGAGCTATTAAACGTGATATATGTATTAAGGTCGATCGCGTTAGCGCTTGCCGTTACTGCTATCACCGATCCATAGGTCCACAGCATGGTGTTGATGTATGACACCGTCCTGCCGCCTGTTGCATCTTGTCTGATGCGCATGGTCACCGGAGTTGCTTTTCCAGCCCCAGCCAGGGCATTTACGAATTGAACGCTTGCATTGGCCGCTAGGTATAAATCGAATACGTTCGCCAGCGATAAATCGATATTTACTGATGGACCACCTGCGCTTGCCACAACCGATACCACTGTTTCCCGATATCCCTGTATCTGGGTACTTGCAATCAGGTTGTTCTTACCGTCAAACCTTCCGCCTGATTCCATAGTGGACGAATTAGCGATCGCCCACATGGATGAGGTTATGATTTTCCCGTTGGTGCTAGCATAGACCGGGATCATGTATTTGGTTGCTGATGTTGGTCCGATCACGTTACCTGCGCCACTGGCTACCGACCAGAATATCGCGGACCCATCAGTCATTAGTGTCTGTCCAGCAGTACCTGGACCGAGGGTAGTCGCAAGCGCTGTTGCGTTTGAGTAGAAGAGTTGCCCTGGTGCCGTAAATATGTCTGATACCAGGAATCCTTGGGATAGGAAGTCTTTTGTCCATCCGGTACCGGAGATATAGACATAATCCAATCCGGTTGTCCCTTCATCGAGGACGCGGAATTTCATACCATCAAATGGGGTATAGAAGTACCAAGTGCTGGCATAGAAGTGCGCAACATCGCTTTCGTGGGTGGACCATGGGGTTCCTGCGGTTAGGCTGCTTGCAGGCACTACCCACATTCCGCCTGGTAATGCGACCGTCGAGGCAGGAGCGGAGAACACGGTTCGCGATTGCGCCACGGTATGTATATTGCCATCGACATAACGCAGCGCCTCATTGTGCGTTGCGTATTTGTTCGCCTGGCTTCCGGATATTTCCGGCATTCCCATTCGTGGAGTAGTCATCTTATGTCTCCGATCTCATCTCTATAATGCTAGACCATGGCCAAGCGCTAGGTGAAGCTAAAAATCGAGGATGCCATAATTCCTACCCCGATATCGTCTGAGTATTGGCCGACATTCACCCCGAATGAATAAGTCGGAGCCCCGAAATCAGCGATCATCATCGCCGATGTATAGATGTATGTTGCTGCTGTAACGCTTGTTACAGTGCGCACCACAGTGCCTCCTGCTGTGGTTATCTCGATCTTATATTGTTCGGCCGACTCATCCAGTGGGACATCGACATAGTCTCTCCATGCCCCATTCACCCTGGCTCTTCTTGTCCATGATATTGTGAAATCTAGGCTGTTATATGCCTTTTTGCATTCCACGTGATCTGGAGAATATGGACGCAGCGCAGTGGCGGACTGGTAATTGGTTACATATCCAGTACGGTCTAGATATCCACCAAATGTGACAGCTTTAAATATGTATGAGGTGTTTATGAAGGTTGCATCGTCCTGTATTCTGCGCATCTTTGCCTCTTGCAGCAGAACAAATCTCTCGCCAAGACCATGCCCTACAGTATCTCCCTCCGTACCGAACATGCCACGCAAGAAATTGGATAGCTGATATGTATGGTTGCCGAGATCTACGACAGTCATAAACTTGACGATCTCATTTCCTATCACGGCAGTATTCGTCTCTGTATTTAGAACGGTTGCCTCTGATGCTGATGTTAGAGACATTCCGCTATGTAGCAGGCGAACGATTACAGAGCTACTTGTATCCCATATAGTAGTTGGCCCATCTTTGAGAGCGTTTTCCGTTCTTCCGATCACAGACTCATTTGGCAATACAGCTACTTCTTCCCATGAATCTCCTGCATCCCTAGAACGGAAAACCCCGCACCCAGGCCAACCTGTAGCGATCCCTGCTGCAGCAACATACACCCCTGCGTTATCATCCTTGTCGCGCAGCGCAGGAATATCCAGCCATTCAAGGTTTGATGTTGGCAAGTAATAGACTCCTGGATCATATGCGCCATGGACAACACCGCTTGCATATGAAATGTATGATGTGGTGTCCTCTGAAACAGCCTCTACCTCAAGCACTCCCGGGATGCTGTAATTGATCCTGATTATGCGCATAACATAATCACCGTCTGGATAGCTGACGACGATTACATCTGTTGGTGTTAGGTGTGAATATTCATAGGTTAAGTGCAGGACATAGCGATCCCTGCTTGCCCATAGTGTTCTCAGTACCTTGTCTGCTACTTGAGCGGCCTGCGCATCAGAAAACGGAATCGATAGCGAGAGTATCGTTTCATTTTCATAATCAACCACAGTGCGTTTTGACGATTGGGTTGCTGGTTCAAACATGCGATCTGGGTGAGGGTAGCGAATAGTCACCATGCTCGGAAGATCACGCTCCTGACCCCTGGTGACGTTCATCCTGCTGTCTTTCCCGTTACCTACTTGCGCATATGGGATAGTCTCGATGGGGTCGGCTCCGCGCTTAATGAAATGCACCACACCATCGTATTGCACATAATCGAATTGGAATCCTGTGGTTAGTGGAGCAAGCTTACCGCGGCCATTCATCGGTCGGTCGATAACATAGCCTGGTATAATATCGGTCAGCGCACTCACATCATATTGGCTTGATGTTAATCCTGCTTCTGTGCAGATGGTCGATACCACTGAGTCTAGCGTAACTGTGTTTACGATAACCCGATCTACCATCATTGGTGATCCGTTGAGCATGATGGCATAGCTAATCTCGTTGAAGTTCATTGCCCTTCCACCGACGGACGTGGTGTAAGTGGAAGATCCGCTGTAATCCTCTAATACCACCCATGTCTCCGCATCCACAGCCTCAAGACCATTCGAATAGCCGCCCCAAGCAGACGCTATCCAATAGCAGTTCTTTTGTGGATCGTAGACCATGCCGTTAGCACCGCCGTATAGCGGGTTAATAGTAAACACCTCGGTATAGGCGAGGGTTGTGGTATCGATCACGTACAGCTTATCGGTCAATGAGGAATACATTAATGCTCGTTGGTGTGATTCGTCCCAGTAGGTGAAGTTGGTCGAGCTATGACCAATAGTCGGGTCGATAATACCGATCGTGAATGTTTTGCAGTCAATTACCCCGGTATTGAAGTACCACTGCACCAGTATGTTGTAGTTCACGGTGTCGTATGCGGCACTTCCTGGGTTTGGTGCATTACCGAGATAAATTCTCTTACCGCTATAGGTAATGCTGCCGTCTGCAGAAACATCATAAAACCCAAAATAGTAAGCGGTTGCGGAGTGTTCTTCGTGCGCCCAGATACCGTTGTTGCGGGTGTCATAGCACTGCAATACGTATGCCGTATTTATACTAAAACCAGATTGACCGTATACTTCGCTGAGGAATCTCCCAGAACGAGTGAAACTATAGAAGCGAACACCTCTAGCCACAATCCATAAATCATGTACCGGATCATATACGGCAGTGCCACCGACTCTAGTCAGGGCGGATGCTGGGAGTTGAACCTCAGTGACTTCACCAGTAGCCATGTTGCATAAGGCGATAGGATATCCAGCAGAAATAATGCCAATCATCGTTTCTCCATAAGAATCGATGGCTGTGATGCTAGGTGTTCCTCCAAGAACGCCTGACCAATCCGGTACGGTGCCTTTAACGGTTCCGATGGTGCCGTTTTTGATGACCTTGAAGCGGAAGTTCGGGAGCCTATTGCCGAATTTCTCCAGCTTGAAATTCTGTATCACTACATAGGCCATTCCTCTGTATGCGGGAACATTTCCCACCCCTTCTACCGATTCCATGAATGCATCTGGTGTTTGCGTTTCATTACCGAAGTAGATGGTTATATCACCAAGATCGACGATATCGGTAGATTGCACTGGCTGCAAAGTAGTAGGCGTCATATCGTATATGAGTTCTGTATCTGCCCATATTTGCACAATAGCCTCGATCGGCCCTTCGCATATACCGATTGCTACGTCTGTGGTGTCGTAGTAAGAGATGTATGTTGGTCCACCACCACCACCTTTCGCACCCTGCATCTCTTCTTCTACGGCATGCTCGGTTTTCCCGGTGGAATAGATCACATTACCCGCGATAATATCTTCACCGAAGATCTGATAGACAGGTTCACCGTATGTTGATGTCTGCACGGATAGGTCATCTAGACGCGGACCCTCGACGGTCTGGTCTTTCAGGTCTTGCATCGCCCCGTATGATGAACCGAGCGAATACCCAATCATCGCCCCCTGGAAGACGTTACCTGAGTAGAACCCTATGACCCCACCGACTATTGCTCCGGCTATGCCGTATGTTGTGGATTTATTTCCCGACATAACGCAGCTCCCTTACCCTGAATACTCCACGGATCCGCGTTCTCCATTGCTTATTTAGTCGCTGTTCTGTTACCCGGCGAGGCGTCAATGCGTATGCATGAATGAATGTATCATCCCCGGTATACCACGCAACATGCTGCGGCTCAGAGGTGATCGAGAATAGGATAATATCCCCCTCGCGCATCTCGGATGGGTTTACCCTCTGAAATGTATCCTCGAGTCCTCCGATCAGCATTCCCGGCCTGGCCGCTCTCCCATACCCGCCCGTTTGTTTATCAAGCAGCAGACCGCACTCATGGAGGGTTACCTGTATGAGCCCAATACAATCCAGCCCTTCTCCTGGTATTCTTCCCATATGCTTGAATGGGGTGCCGATGAAAGAGCGGGCCTTTGCGATAACGTCAGGTGTTACTGCCATATTTCGACACCTCGTTTTGCATCGGCACGTGTGGCTCCCCGCGGAAGTTGTTCACGTTATTGAATATATCGCGGCAGGTAGCAAAGACCCGATCGCATCCTTTATGCACGGAGAATACATCTCCTACCGTGATGGTGTTAGGCATCCTCCGTAGGAGAGTGAATGTGGTGGATGCTGCTGCTGCGATCTCAACCTTATACCCCTGGTTGGCGCCTGTGAGCCATGTTAGGGTGCCGTACTGGTAGTTCGGAGCGCTTACTATCGCTGATACCACGAATGATGTATTCGTAGCCACGCTAGCCACAGACATGGTTGATGCATATGCAGTTACGTCGACCCCGCATCTTGCATCTCCTAGATTGGCTCTGCATGTCTTCGAGTAGTATTGGCCAGCCGGCCGCTGCAGGAAGTCGATAAAGTCCCGCACTTCTACCTCGAATTCGGTATCGCTTATCTTTATCTCACCGATCACTCCATCGATGATTGATATGCTGAATGCGGACGGGGTCTCATAGTTGACCACGAAAACACTGAGAACCGCATCGTCATAGAGCCCTGCCTCGATATCAGCACTCAGTGTTGCGCCGGTACCGAGTAGGGATTGAATATCCATGTTCGATACCCCACCGTTCTGCCGGACGTCTACTTTCGTTCCAAGGATTCCTGACTGTGATTCGTAGGTGATGTTCCCGATGATGATGTCCTCATCGTGATCGGTATACCCGAGCACCGTTCTCATATCTCCACCGGAGGTATATGCAGAATAGGTAGTGGTTGATGCATTGGTTTCGACGATGGTGCTGGATACCACGCTGGTGATCTGGTAGACGGTGTCGTTGATCTGTGTCATGCCGTTCACATTCGCGATAAAAATCGGATCTCCTACGCTTTTGTTATGCGGCAGGAATGTGGTAACAAGAGCGCTCGCGGCCTGGCTAATATTGGTTATCTCTGGCTGATGGTTTGTCTGGATAACAGACCAGCATGTCCCCAGCGTTGTTGTATCGCCGCTTAGGTGTGCTATGGCCGCGCTGGAGTAGCTACGCATTGCGAACCTCCATCACCGGTATCGTCATGGACCCAATGTTGTAATCGTCGAGCGATACCGGCATCTCATCGCTTGCAAATCGGCATGGCACATCGAATTCGTATCCAGCATAGACAGTTTCCCCTGGCTGCGGCAGGGTATGCGCGACCCCACCAGAAGCATATGCCGTATATCCAAGCGTGTTGATATCCACGGTATACGAGTTCGCTGTCTTGCTCAGTACCTTCCCGCGTGTGCCGTTTATCTCTACCATCCCCACTACAGCGGAGAAATATGCGGAGTCTCCTACGGTAAGCGTATGCGCCACTGCCGACACCACTGCGGTTGATGCCTGTGTGATCGTGGTTATGTTGGTGACGTTTTTGTTTGGGAATGTCACCAATCCGGATGTGTAGCTTACAGTCGCAGATGTCTCAACCGATGCGATAGCACATGATACGGTGGCCGAGACTGGCTTCAGGATGGTTCTAGTAGTGGCGAACGACCCCTCCTGGTACACCTTCACGATCTGGAATATTGCCGTGGTCCCATCACCGGTACCGATCGCCTGGTCGGTGAATGTTGGAGTGAGCCCAGTCTTGCATGACTTGTAATCGGCCCAGTCCTTATACCGGAATGCATACGCCATACCACGGACGGAATGGAAAAAGTTCAGCAAGTCCTCGAGGTCGCTCTGGCTCTTAACTCCATTGACCACATTGTAAACATGCCGCGGGGTAGACCAGTTCGCGTTGCGTTTCTCATACCCGCTACCAGTAGTTGTTAGGCTGGTGCTGTATTTTGGTCCACCCTGCGATCCATAGCTGATCGCCTCTGGAAACCTAGTATCTAGAAATGCCATTATCGATTTCTCCTGGCAGCCGCAGATACGGATAGCGCGGCTTTAGCAGCGACTTGACGCTGACTATCCATCGATACCCGGCCATTATCTGCCTGGATGAAAAATTGATTTTTAACATGGATCCCGCCCATCCCATTCCCCTGGGTATTGGCCGCGGTCACAATCGTACCATTCTCTTTTGGGACGAAGAGTTCTGGTCCGTATTCCCCGGTCATCACCGGCACCCCTTGGTATACAGGACCGCCGATCGCCTTATGCTGCAGTAGTTGTCCACCGATATTCGCGATAGTTGCGTTGCTGCTAGTCTTCATCATGTTGGCGATCATCTCCAGCAGCTGGGATGCCAGCAGGTCAGCCACCATACGGTCGATCATCGCCTTGAACCGCTGGCCGAGATTGTCGAAGTTACCTTGCATGATGTTGAAGAAGTAGTCACCCATGGCGTTTTGCATATTCCGCGCTGCCTGAACCATGAATTCTGTCATAACGTCACTGGTTTCCTTCGATTTATCACCCATATCATCCCAGGCTTTCATCTCGGCTTTGGTTGCCAGTTCCCAAGCATAGGTAGCATCCACCCCACCAGCGATTGCTTTGTCGTAATCTTTCCAGATTTGCGCAATCCTCTGATTGAGCTTTTCTTGCTCTGTATATACATCTCCGATAGCGTCTCTGAAATCCTTAAGCGCTTTAGTAGCATCTTTTGCCTCACCACCATTACCGCCACCACCACTAGCGGAATCCCTCGCTTTCTTGGCCGCGGCCTGAAGGTCTTCGAATTTCGCTCTGATATCATCAATTGCTTTCTGCCACCCTACAGATGGCAGCGGCTCCATTAACATCTGCTGAAGCTCGCCTTTTAGTTTCTCAATTTCATCAGCGCTGTTTTGCAAATCCGGTAATCCGGTTACATGGAAATCAACAGTAAGATCCCATTTTTTACCGAAGAATGCTGCTGCCTTCTCGATCGGGCCTGCTATGTAGTAATTCCAGTCAAGGAGGAAGGTTTCAAATGATCGCTTCAGGAGAGAGAACCCAAGTTCCATGGCGCCCTTGAAACCCTCCCAAGCTATTTGCGCACCCTTGAAAATTATTTTGATGCCATGCCATCCATCGACAAAAACACCCATCACCTTCAGCACCGATTCGATACCATTGATGATGGAATCAGACCATTCTTTGGCTTTGTCTTTATTATTGGTCAGGGCTTCGCCGAACTTATCGTTGATCACCGACGCTATTGCCTTGATATAGTTGAACAGACCGGCATCCATAATTGCTTTTCTGGACTGGAACCACTTATCGCTAATCATGGACATGAGACCATCCCATGTATCGGCCATCTCCATCGCCGCTCCGCGGAACATGGATGTGGTCGACTTCCAGGACGACATGATCTTCTTCCTGGTTTCCTCGACCGAATAGGTTGCTCCTGATTGGAACCCCATCATAGCCAATACACCTTTCTCTCGGAACAGGTCAGCTGCCCCGGCACCGGCCGAATACATCCTTGCGATCTGGTCGGCAGCCTCTTGGACTGAGAGACCAGTTGCAGCCGCGATATCACCAACGAGCGGCATCCATTCAGTCACCTGGTCCACACCACCCTTCATAACGGATGACAGCCTGGTCGCTGCATCCATGATGCTTTCGTAGGTATGGGGGACTGTGCTGGCGTATTTTGTCATGTTGTCGAATAGGCGATTGCCCTCCGATACGCTTCCAAGCAGTACTTTCAGCCGCTTTTGGTAGTTTTCCGATGCGGTAGCAGCGTTAAGGAAGGATCGTGCGACTAGCGCCCCTGAGAGGCTGGCGAATGCGGTCTTTAGCGAGAATAGGTGGTCTTGAAGCCCGCGAAATCCCGTAGCGGCCGACTTGACCGATCTCTTGAGCTTACCCAGGCCGGCTCTTGCGTTTTTAACTCCCTCCGTTACTCCCCGGGAGTCCAGCTTCATATACAGTGTTGTGTCCATTTAACGCCTCCCGGTACGCCTCGTCTGCACCTATCATCAGGATTAAGAATCGCTCTTTATCGTATATGTGCATATCTCGCGCATATCCGAGAATCTCTGATACCGGTATCGGCCAGATGATCCTAGCCGGTGGCCTAGATCCAGCTAGGGCATTGAATGCAAATTTCTCATCCTCGAGCCCCTCCATGAGCTCAGGTTTGTTCAATAATGCATCCGGTGTATGCCCGAGCGATGCCGCCACTACGGTTTCCAGAAACTCTACGTAACCACCCCACTGAACCTCCCAGGCGATCACTTTTTTAAGTTGTCTACCTCCTCATCGATCTCCTGATACCGGTAGAGCGTGATGTCCTGAGATACCTCCTTTACGAAATCAAGCAGCCATTCAAGCCCGGGGTTGCTCAGAAGGCGGATCGCAGCATCGACGTCATACGGAAGGATCTTTGGTCCCTCATGCATGCCCTCCCATCCAATCAGAACATGCCGTGCGATACCCTCGATCTCGATCTTGCGATAGATATCGTCTGGCAGGGTGTTGGCACGCATCTGCTTCTTGTATGGCTCCAGCTTGCGCTGGATGAATGCTTTATGTTTCGGGTTCATGTACCGCGCAATGATGAGAGTCGTTTCATCATCGAGCGGTACCTCCCGGCCTTCTACCTCAAGCTTGCTGTCAGTTATGGTTTGCTTAATATCCATGTGTTACCCCCTTGTTGTGATTACCCGTTCAGGGAATCGATCTGGATGGCATAAAGCCCTCCGGTGTTTACCATTGCTCCCCATGTGCCGTCCTGCATGACGTCCGTATTCGGCCCACCGGCCACTACGGTCATGTCGGTCAGTCGAACTTTGGGGATCGATACGATGTAGGCATTACCTGATGCGTCCTGTACTTGGAATCGCAGGCTAGTCGCGGTACCGTTAACGAATTTGTCGATCAGATTCTTGTTCTCGAAGTACGCAGAGAATGTACCGGTAATCTGGCATCGTCCGGTTGCCACTCCTGTTAGCACATCACTGCCGACTTTGGATTGTTCCCGAGGATTGTTGTTCAGCGATAGCGTGAGCTTACTGAATGCGATGCTGGTCACGGCATCTCCACCCTCCCACAGACGGGTGACGTTGCCGCTGGCATTCATTACATCGTTGGTGCTGGCCGCGGTTACCGCAGAGGCAACGGTAGTGGATGATATGGTCTGCCCCTTACCGGTGAACCCGAAGGAACCCATAAGGATCTTTTGGCTCTCAAGCGATAGGTTCAGCGTAGTTGCTCGCATGCCGGTGTACAGGGCAATGAGCCCGACGTCACCATGCGACTTTTCGATCGTAAAGCTGCGGCTAACGACCCCATTTCGGAGGTTTTTGCCGTAGACACGGCCATGTGTTGCGTCGAATGTTTCAGAGGTGAAGGCCGCTGCGACTCCTGTTGATGCGTCTGCTACATGTAGGCGGGTAGTGCCGGCCACTGTAGATACTGCGGTGACGATGAAATCTCCATCATTTGCGGTTGTGCTGCATAGGGATACCCTGACGACCTGGTCTGCCAAGACGTTAACGAGCGCAGAGCTATCCGCCTCGATAACAGCAGCTGATACGTTTACATTGGCCACCCCTGCAGAGGCGATGGTCTCTACCCAGGTACCCTGTAGGGTTGCTTCAAACAGATCATCTACGTCACCGTAGCGGAGTTCGAATGCGCCATCGCCACCGGCACCGCCACCTACTACGGTGATGTCAGATATGTTGCGATCGTCACGGATGGTGTCCGAGGTAACGGTAGTGTTGGAAGATTTTAGGCTCTCACCGGTAAGGTTGAGCGCTTTCATGACTGGACCTGCAGGCGTAGTACCCCAGGTTGTTTCAGCTACATAGCGTAGCCCAGTGCGGTTTGCGTCTGCGAATGCCATGGTCCTGCCTCCTGTATTGGGTTCTGTTACAGGGAGGCAGATGGATAGTGTGGCTTTTGAGCGAGACTATCCGCGAACCCGTTTTATGGATTATAGAAGGCGATCGCCAGAAATACAAAACCCCACCGGAGTGGGGTGTTGCATCATCGTCTCTCCGATGTGTCACTGCGTTAGGCGTTAGCCGTGATCCCACCCATTTGGAAGGCCAGCAGTCATCCCGGGTTTGGTGTTGGCGATGGGATTCGAACCCATGATTCGCACCGTGAAAGGGTGGTGGCTTAGACCGCTTGTCTACGCCAACATTGCTTGGCACGCCTGTATGGGATCGAACCATCAACCACCGCAATCAAAGTGCGGTGTTCTGCCAATTGAACTACAGGCGTATAAACACTCATTAGTGATGCGCTGGCAGGTTATCAGCCTGCGATAATGATTCGATGCCCCATTCCTATCGCATTACCTAGATTGCTTCTTTGTTCTGCATGGGTAAGGCTTTCCAGAAGCTACAGCGCATCCTGATGAGTATTTGTTGTTAAAGAGCGATACGCAGGCAGGTCGCTACTACTGCTATCCGCGTCTCGGCCGACGAAGTGGGTCGTTTTGCCGGTACCGGGGCCACCGAGCACGAGCTGGATGTTACGCTGCATCATAGCCTTTGGTCATGTACGCTTCGATGAACGCCGTGGCGACTTCCGCGTTAATGGCGTTTCCATATCCTTTCAATCGTCCCGTCCGCGCTTTCGCGGTTTGCGCGACGTCACTGTCCACGCCTGGATCGCTGCCTCGCACCAGCTTTTCGGCAGTCCCATCAACCAGCGGGAATGTGCCGGGTTCAACTGGCCGCCACTTTCCATCCCGGCAGTAGAGCCAGTCAGCATCTGCCCAGAGGCCGTTAGTCGGGCCGGGCCTACCGTCTCCGCCATCATCCGTAGGTCGGTTATCGTCGCTGTTTTTCGCCCCATCGCCAGTTTGCGGGCCACATGCGCTTCGGCTGTCCCGCCTGGTTGATTCGCGGTCGGTGTCGGCCACCCCGCCAGGCTCACCGCACCCGGCAATCGGTCCATCCCCTGCCCCGGCCCACCCTTCGGCCCGTCCTGCTGGCATGGTGTCGGCCATCCCGCCAAATTCGCCTGCCTCGGTAACTGGTCGAAGCGCTCTTTCCCCGTGTCCTTGCGCGGCGTTATATCCGCCCCGCTGTCCTTCCAGTCCCTCGCGCTTGGAGTCACCCAACCACTCGGCAACGAAGAAGAGGCGCTGCCGGATGTGCGGCGCACCGACGCCCGCAGCGCAGAGATCGACCGCTCCGCAGGCGTAGCCCGCTCCTTCCATGTCAGTTTGTACAAGGTCGAGCCAACCGAGGCCGTCCTTGCTCGCAACCTGCTCGCCAAGGACTGGGACCGCTTTTGGTTTTCCGTATTGGATGAGGTGGATCCAGTGTGGCCATAGATGCCGCTCGTCAGTAAACCCGCCAGCTTTGCCTGCCGCGCTGAAAGGTTGGCAAGGACAAGATCCCGTCCATACAGGTCGATCATCAGGCCAACCTGCTCGGCGTAATGCGTAGGACCATACTCCGATTCCGGCGAAAAAATGGCACTGAGTGTATCCCTCAAGATCTGCTGGCACGATATCTTCGATTGATCGTTCATCAACTACCCCCGGAGCGATCTGCCCCATTCTGATTAGTTCACGCAGCCATGCGGCCGCGAATTTGTCTTTCTCGTTGTAGTAGGCGGTCACCGGTAACGCTCCTCATAATCCTGGTCAGTTGGCCTAGTCGGATGGTGTCGGCACCATACCGTCGAGTCCTTCTTATGCGGATGGGATAGCCCGTCGCAATGGCACGTCCGCGCCTTATTGCGACGCCGGTCCACCGAGTAGTCGTGCAGCGTGCCGCCACACGCGCACCGCTTCCCGCATTGACTCATTAGTGATGCGCAGGCAGGTCGCTACTACTGCTATCCTGTCCACAATGGCTTTGCGCTACTAACGCGTTGGTTGGCGGCTCCACATTCGGTCTCTCACCGATACATCTCCTAAGAGAATACTCCATCCAGGACATGGGAATGCGATTTCTCCCCAATGCAGCGCATCTATTGGATACTGTAGCCTAGATAACTAGACATGTCTAGTTTATGGCAATAAAAAACCCCACGCTTTTTATCGCGCAGGGTTTGGTCAGTTGCCCTAGACTTAGGCTTCCGTAATCCTCTTTCGGCGCATTATCCGAATGGCTGCAACACCTCCCGGTTCTCGCCTTGTCCACCAAGCACACCGAGGTGCTACCTGGTAAGGATCGTGACTGCCTTTTCTGAGAGGGTGGCGTTTCCCTCGTCGCACATCGCTACTCGATTCTCAGCTTACCACTTGGGTTGGCCTTCCCAATGTGTGCAGCCTCCAATCAATTCCGTCCACCTTGCGAGTTTCTGGAACCTCACCTTCCCCGAGGGGGGTGGGATTAAGCCACTTTAGCTTTGTGCCGACAGGCGTCTTTCGCTTTTGCTTTCGCATTTATGAAGGCAGGGATTGAACCTGCGACCTCACCATTACAAATGGTGTGCTCTAACCTGCTGAGCTACTTCACACCTATGCAAGGTGCTTGCAACCAACTATGACGTGCGCCTGTCTGTAGTTCCCACCCCTTTTGAGGGCATGAATGCTACACGCCACATGCCGTTTCCCATGCCTGGTACTTTAGCGGCTCTTCACGACCCTCGGATCCTTCGACCCTGGCCGATTGTGCTGGCATATGCCCTTGCTTGCCGGCTCGGACTACATACCTACCCTTTGCTGTCGGCTATTCGCTTTTTAACCAGACCATCTCACGATGGCCACCCTTTGGTTATTACGGCAACTGGTCATAATCACTCATGGCTCTGCTCCGGTCAGGAACCGAAGCGGTGGGCATGCCCACCCAGCTCAGCTTGCTTGGAATCCACCTTGCGGCAGGGGGTTATGTTGGCTTTACCCCTTTCCCCAGGTTGCCCTGGCTTATACCCCAAACGATGGTGAGATCCTATGTGCATATATCCTATATGTCAAGCACTGCGCATGTATTATTTTTGGCATTTTCTTTGTGTCCCTTCCTTGACATGCTCCTATGTCTGGACTATTCTTTTTCACAGCATCACAGAAGTTATTGTTCTCAATGGAGGTTGTCCTGATGGTTCGTCGCTCAGATATAGGTAAGCCCGTCAAATTTATGTTGGATGGTCTTTACCTGGTTGGCAGATTATCCGGTATAACCCGTTCAGGGAATGCTATCGTCCTTTTCGATTTCGTGGACGTTTCCTATACCCGCGCTACCTTCCTGCCTCTTTGCGAGGTGTCGATACTTTTTACCGATAGGGGATAATGTCATGGAACTACTTGATCGTGTTTCTGATCGAATGAATGTGCGTATTCTCCGTAAGGCAAATTGGGATAATGTGCGCAACTCTCACCACGTGAGTATTGACCGTGTTTGTGAGTTCTTTCCGGAGGTACGTGATCTTCCTCTCATTGATGCTGACTGGTTATTTGATGGTGCCTTCCCTTTCATGGAATTCATGCTCACATCTTTTGATAGGAAGGATGTTCCTCAGAATTTTGTCCTTCGCTCAAACCGCGGTCTTCTGCTGGTAGATACTCAAGGATACGACTATTGCCGTTATGTAATCCCTCTTACTGAATAGCCGAAACTCCCTCGGAGGGGGAGTCCGTATCGGATTGGCCACCGTGCGCTGATGATGGCAGGCCGCAGCTGGGACACGAGCCTAGTTGATGACTTGGAGATTTTCCCATGAAACAAGGTATGCAACTTGATGCTCTGGTAGCAGAGCTTAATCGCCGCGCTGATGCGAAGCGTGATTTTATTATCGATACCCGCGAGGTTGGGTTTGATCGTGTGGGTGAAGATGATGATCAGAAATGGGTGCTTGATGTTCCCGGTAACGGTTTCTATGCCATTACCGATCATGCCCACAGCCAGATTTCGCAGCGTATTGGCATCCCCAAGCGGTATTATGATCGTATGCTCACAACGGCTCCGGAACTGTTGAAGGATAATGTCCGACACTGGTTCGATAGCGACCCAGAGCGCCGTATGATCCGTACCCTTGACCACAATGCTCGCGCCTTCCTCTCTGACCGCTATCGTCGCCTCGATAACGAGCAGGTTGCTGCGGTAGCCCTACCTGCGATCACCAGCGTCTCAAATGCGGTCCTGTTGTCCTCTCACGTTACTGACCGGAAACTGTATTTGAAGACCTTATTCCCCGATATCGTTGCCGAGGTAACCAAGGATGATGTGGTTCGTCCTGGGGTGATCATTTCGAACAGCGAGATCGGCCAAGGCGCCCTCGATGTTCAATATTTCTTCTATCGCGACTTCTGCACGAATGGCTGCGTCTTTGGTAAGCGTGATGTGTTCGGTATGAAACGCTACCATACCGGTTCGGTTGTCGCTCCGGCTTCTGGATACGAGATATTCTCTGATGATACTCAGCGCAAGGAGGATGATCTCATTCTCTCTCAGGTATCCGATGTTGTGGAAGCTGCGACTTCCTCTGATCTGTTCATGAAGGAGGTTGAGCATCTCCGCGCTGCAGCTGCTTCCGAGAAGATGCAGAACCCTGTTGCTGGTGTTGAGGCTCTCGGTAAGGTGGTTGGCCTATCTCTGGCCGAGCAGGAGAGTGCCCTGATTAACCTCCTCGAGGGCCGCGACTATACGAAGTGGGGTGCGCTGAATGCGGTAACGAAGATCGCTAATACTGCCGAGTCCTATGATCGCGCATCCGAGCTAGAAGAGCTTGGTGGTGCTATTCTTGATATTACCAACTCAGAATGGAAACGTATCGTCAACTCCGTGCAGGCTGAAAAGCTCGCTGTCTAATTTCATGGTGCCAAGGATGGCTTTTTATCTGGAGATTCTACTATGAAACCATACAAGATCACTGCTGAACAAATGTCTGAGATTGAGGCTGCCGCTGACGCTCTTCAATCGCTTTGCCAGAAATATGATGTACCTATGCTGGCGGCAATACAGGCATCCGATGACGGGAAGATTGGCACACGAATGAATGTCAGAAACCTTCCCCAGAACAAATCCCCGCTAATCTTCCATGCTGTATCCCATATGCTTTTTAACGGCCCTTTCCGTGAAGAGCCACCGATGTCGGTTGAAGAGCTTCGGGATCTTAATTTTGATATTTCCAATATTGTCAAGGCAACTTTATATGAACGGTCTGTTCTTTCTCTGAGCCCATCTCATGATACGACCGTTTCATCCCATAACAGCATGGATATCAGTAATGTCATACCCATGCCTAGGCGCGATCATTAGGATGCGGCTATTAGGGGTCTACGGACCCCTTTCTTCTTGTATCTGCTTTTTCAGCCATTCCTCCCATGCCTTGATCATCCCTTTAGCCAGTCTGATCAAGGTCTCGTGGAGGATCCTTGTAGACGACTTCATACGTAATAGCGGCCATCCCAGTAAAATGGTACCGTGACATTCATCTGATACCACCCTTCAAAATCACCAACAGGAACGACCCTAGCCTCCTCGCATGTGATTCCGTTGAATTGCTGGTCCCTGAATATTTCTGCGATGGTATCCGCATACCCCCTTATGGTTCCTGTGCCTGTTTTTTGAGGCACGTAGATTTCTACTGCGATGGTGCCAGAGTAGCGATGCACTGCATCCCGGCCGATATTGGTTCTTGTTGCTCGATCCTCGAATACCCTGATCTTGACCCATGACTCACCTGACGCAGGCTTGGTGAACGGCATGTTGGCCATGGCGATCCTGGTGGTGGCCCAGTTCGCTTCCATTCTCAGCTCTATATCCCGTCTTGCCGTTGCGATACTCATGGTTATTTGCCTTTCAGGATGCTCTGGAAGTTCTTGGTGATGTCGTTCATGGTGCGTTCAACCATGTATCCCTTGTCCATTTGCTTGCTGTGTCCCGCCTCAAGCATGAGGATATATGGAACGCTATTGGCTATGTAGTAGCTGTCATGCTTTCCGCTGATCCCGTCAAACTGTGTTGCTTTCGGTGCTGGCATCGGGTTCTCTTCGCTGTAGCTACCATTTGGCGGGATGGTGGTATCAATGAATCCTGCATTGATCGTCCAGGCTCCCCTGGCCCAACCTGTTCTAACTGGAGTTCTCTGCACCACTCCGCGGAATGCTTCGAACGCAAGCCGTTTGATAGCTGTATTGATATCAATCTCTGCCTTATTAACAAACTGCTCGAGGTCATCCTCAAACTCTTTTAGGTTGGTGAATTCAAGCATTACGGCTTCCTTAGCTGAAATTCCCACAGCGCATCTGCTGGGTCTGTCTTGATATTGATGATCTCATAGACCGCTGTTGCCCCAGCCTCTACCTTACGGATATCATCGCCTATTGCCGGCACCGGTGTCAGGTTAAGTTGTGGAATACTGCCTTTCAGGTCTGTTGGGCGTATTTCTGAGTTGATGATCTCGCGCTCTTTATACATATCGAAGATCATCGATACCATATACCTGGTAATTGGTACCGATGCGGTCCCTGCGCTTGTGTTTGTGATGGCAGAACCATGAGCAGCATATGTGGCAGACGCAGCTACGTCGCCTGCAGCGGTAAACGCTGTCTGTGCAGCCTTCTGGAATACCGACTTCAGTCCCATGGTTATGCCCTCGATAGCTTCGCGATCATCGGTGTACCACGTTTGCGGATTGCCCCAAACGGCTCAACTATCACCAGAACAGCATCTGGCAATGCCCCGAATTTATCTCGGTCAATTGAATCGACTACTAGTCGCAGCGATCCAACCGATATCTCTTTGAATCCCAATGTTTCTGGATTGACGGTTGTATCTTCACGCAGAAGATAAAGAGCGAGCTCAGCGGTTGCGCGTTTCAGGAACTCTGGGACGATATTGCTATCAAATTGCCATCCATCACGGTCAACAACTCCATACCGCGGCCACTCGAGTGCCTGGTCTTTTGTTGCTCTCTGGCCATACCATGTAACCCATTGATCGAGTATCCTGGTGGCCATGGCGAGGACGATGTTCTTGTTTGGATCGGTGGCACCGTTCCAATCAGAGGCATAGTAATGACCGAGGAAGTATGTTTCCGCGTCAGCGAGCGATATATAGGTATTGGAGTCGGTCTTTGCGGTACCGTCTTCAACTACGAGCGTGATTGCCATGTCATCTCTCCCGGGCTAATTTCGATAAATTATAACACTTACTCGAAATATCGCCCCTTCTGCCCGTAAGAGCTCGAATAGGTGCCAGTGTATTTGCTGCATTGCCCACTGGCAGGCAACAGGTAAGCGGGAGGATGGCGGCTCCCGCGGCAGCTTCCGGCCTGCACTCCGGAAATAGTTGCCGGTGTATCAGCGCACCGCCCACCGGCAAACGGTCAACACTAACGGTCTAACATTCCCGTCATGCGCCTGGCACCTCCATGGTGCTTACTTAATCTTGATGGGTGTCTCGCTATAGTGCTGTTCTGCGAGGATGCCTGCAGCCTGCTCTACGTGGGTCATGTTCTTGTATTCGCTCCACCATTCCCCCGCGTAATCACAGTTCGCGTAGTCCTTGAAGTACGGACCTCCGATTGTGTAGTGGATGTTCCCGAGCGCCTCGACCGGGATCTTCTTGTAGTAGTCCACGAGGAAGTTCCAGCGCATAGGGATGTCACCTACAAGCTCATCGCCCTCCAGCCACTTGAACTGATGGAGATCGAGACCGTGTGCAGTATTGACGTAATCCGGCGTCAGGGCTCGGCATTTTGCGTTATTGAAGAGCATCACCGAGGACCAGTTCTTCTTCTCGTATTTGCTCTGCGGCATCCCGAGGTACTTATGGCTCTCTTCTGGTACGTGGTTATGCTTTACCACCTGGACAGCGTATTGCGGGTCGAAGTGGTTCCATAGTTTTGCGATATCGTCCAGCACCAGCATATCGCAGTCCATGAAGATTGCGCGGCCTTCATAGTTGCAGAGGAACGGCACCAGCCACCTGGTGAACGCGAACTCGTTGCTCTGCATAGGATCCCGATCACGGTTATGGTAATCGCGGAGCATATTAAGCTTGATTGGTGTGATGGACACCGGCCGGCTGGCACGGCGCCAGATGCTATGGCAGAGGGTATGGAACGCTGCAGCCTCTACCTGGTCATATCCGATGAATATTCTGATTGGTTCAACCATTTTTTTTCCCCTCTTTATACCCATTGCGTTTGGCTTGCTCGCCCTGCGCAGCAGCCTTCTTGTTTCCATCTTTACCGCAATAGATCGCTCCATGTTCCCCCCATCTATAGCACGGCCCTTTCATACCCTTCGGTGGTGGTACCTTGTTCACTGGCATCGAATATCTTTCACCTCTGCTTTTCGCTGATACCTTCGATAACACCGAATAACATCGCCTTTACATCGTTGACCTCTAGAGACCCATCATCTTGTATCGGTGCCTGTCTTAATATTTTGTGGTTCTTTCCGCTATCCTCATCAAGAACCTCGGCTTCCAGCCTTAGCCATCCACTATCTGCCGTGGAGACTTCATAGAGCTTCAGGCTGGAAACTATATGCTTCATCCGTTAACCCTGTATATCAGCCCGATGCCCATCCTGCGGTCCTCTGGGGTGGTGTAGTCCACGAACTCGATGCTTGGGTGCTTCGCCTTGATCTCTGGCCACACCTTGCTCACTCCCCACTTCGATGCGACATCGTGGAATCCGATCGCTTTCCCAAGATGGCCATATTTGATCCAGTCCATCATTGCGCCTTCTTCACTATGGTCACCGTCGATGAAGATCAGATCGAATGGCCCCATCTCATGGATGGTGGTGGCTATATCATCCTCGTGACTATCACCGAGGACGAGGTGCGCATCGTAGCCTTCTTCTGCAAGCTGGTTAATGACAGACTCCAGCACCGGCAGGCTGTCTGGCCTGCCCCACCCAGCGTCCGGTAGCTCGAGCGACACGATCTTCGCCCCAGGCTGCGCCACATGCGCCATCCGGAGGAGACTCTGGCCATATCTGCTGCCGATCTCTAGGACTGACCCTGCCCCGGCGATTACATCGAGGAATGGGACGAACTCTTTTTCATTCTGGGATTCTTTAGCCATTGATTTCTCTCATGATGTGTAACCACGGAAGCCCATTCTCCATCTCTTCATGGGTCCATTGGGTATATGCAAGGTTATGAGCCCATTGTTCACGTTCGGGCTTTACAGGGTTATTGATCTGGCTGATCAAGCAATTTGCTATGGGCATAGCCATACTGCCAGAGTCGTATGCGAATACCGGTACCCCGGCTATGGCTGCGTCTACCGCAATATTACTGTTGAATGTGACTACCAGCCTTGCCCTGGCGATATCGTCGTCCAGCGACATACTGGAGCGTTTGGTACCGATGAATGCTGGTGTCCTGTCAAGTGCTAGCGGGTGAGGACGGAACACTATGAGATCGTTGGTGCGCTTCTTGATCGCCTCGATCATCATTGAGCACCATCCGAAGAAGTCCACATGCTGTACGGATGCGTCGGTAGGAACCTGGCCGCAGATAACAACGTCCCCGAAGTTGCTCTCTTTCCATGGCTTCAGCTCTACCCCGAGCGCATCCCACCGATCACCTGGCATGCCTTTGTTCTTGAAGTCTGCCCTACCGTTTAGCCCACCAAGTCCAACAGCGTAGTATTTGTCCCGCTTCACATACCCCTTCTCTATGACGATCACCGGAAGATTGCGATCTTTCTGGCCAGCGATCACTCGCGCTCTGGGATAGCTGATTGGCATACCCTTCTTTCCCACCCCAAATACCACGGCCACATCATATGGCTCGTAAGGCGTGTTATTGAGGTCGATCATCGTTGGTGCTCTACCGGTTACCCTGGTGATACCGGCAGCAAAGGCGAGTAGAGTCAGGGAGTGCTCCATGTTGTTGTCTGGTACGAACACCCCCACGCGCATGCTCATGAAACTGCCTTTGCGGTGACGATAAGCGTGCGGCCGTTATCGCCTGGCGAGACATGCCCAACCACCTTGTCGTATTGGGTGTACCATCCGGTAATCTCATATCCGCATCGCTCCAGAAGCTTCTCAAATTCATCTGGCGTGTAGTGCCGGAAGTGGAACGGATGGGTCTCTTTGCTGAATGGGACAACGTCCTGGTTCGGCACAGAGGCGATGAGGGTGTCGGATACCTCCCTGAACTTCTTCAGGACAGGCTCTGGATCTTCGATATGCTCGATGGTTTCGAAGCTCACGACTGCGCCGAACTTCACCCCGGTCTCAAGCTCCATCTCGGTTAGGTCTTTATGCACATATGTAGCGCATGGAAATTGGTAGTGTTCCCGGGCAGCGTTGATCGTCTCTTCGCTCTTATCTACTCCGGTTACCACATGCCCCGATAGTCCCATGATAAACGACCCATACCCGATGCCGCAGGCACCGTCTAGGACGCTGGTGATTCCGAGGTTGCTTATGAGCCAGTTAGCTGCAAATGTGTAGCGCTCTTTGTGGTCACCCTTAATACCTGATAGGGTTGGTGATATCTGCCTTTCGCCAGTATTTTCCATGTCATACCCCTTTCTTGTATCCTTCGATCAGCATTCTCATCATGTCCTCCGCCACCAATCCATCAAGGACCATCACCGGTATGGTGGCGTTACCTCCGTAGAAGCTCTCCCTGAGATATGTTTCGAAGTTAGCCTTCTGGCTCATTGCGCTATTATCTACGCCTACCTTGCATGTGAGTTGTACCTGTCTTGGAATCCGGTGGAATTGAGCCCCCATCTCTATGGTTATCCTTTCTCCGTCATGGGTGCCTCCGAGGAACAATAGCGTTTCTTCATGTCTGTTATTCATGAGTACCTCTGTAGATCTGCATCGACCATCTCTTTGATCATCCTGCGGAAGCTGATTTTTGGCTTCCATCCGAGTACTTTGTTTGCCTTGGATGCGTCCCCGCGGAGCAGTGGCACATCACTAGGCCGGTAAAGGTCTTTGTCGATCACCAGATGCTCATCGATATCTAGGCCGGCATGCTCAAATGCGATTTCCACCATATCGCGCACGGTGTATGTCTTTCCGGTAGCGATTACGTAGTCGTCCGGCACAGCCTGGTCTAGCATAAGGCGCATCGCCTCTACATACTCCGCAGCATGCCCCCAGTCTCGTTTAGCCGTGATATTCCCCAAGTGTAGCTTCTTCTGCCGACCGGTAACGATTCTGGCACAAGCATCTGTCACCTTTCGCGTGACGAACTCTTTTCCTCGGAGTGGACTTTCGTGGTTGAAGAGGATTCCGCAGGAGGCGTGCAGCCCATAAGCCTCTCGGTAATTAATCGTAGCCCAGTGTGCCGCCACTTTTGCCACTCCATAAGGCGATCGCGGATGGAAAGGGGTTTTTTCATTCTGCGCCTCCACGTTTACCAGCCCAAACATTTCCGAGGTTGATGCCTGGTAGAATCGGCACCCTGGTACCAGCCTGCGAATTGCCTCGAGCATGTTTACCACCCCGATATAGTTTATGTTTGCGGTGGCTAATGGTGATAAGAAGGATTCAGCTACGAACGATTGTGCCGCGAGGTTGAATACCCTGGCCGGCTTGTATCGCTCGATTACCCGATCTACCGATACACTACATGTGATATCCAGCGAGATCAGCTCAAGGTCTTTTGCTCCAATCAGCCCAAGATCGGCGAGGTTGCCATAGTTCTGGTTCGCTCTGCGCGGGCTCCCGCCGATCACCTTGTAGCCATTGTTGAGCAGGCTTTTCGCGAGGTAAGCACCGTCTTGACCGGTGATCCCTGTGATTAGCGCTATTGGTTTCATTCGTTCATTGCCTTTGTTGCTGCCTCGATAGCCTCTTCGATCCCCTTCTTGATGTCTGGTGCTCTCAACTCAGGGCTTTTGCCTGCCTTCTTTCTCTCTTCACCCTTCACGTGATCCATATATTCCCCGAGGACGCTTTCGACGAATGGATGGTTCGGGTTTAGGCCGGCAGCCAGATCGTTCCCTGGAACACCTGTGACTATCCTAACGAAGTCGTAAACATAGCAGTCGTGCCATTCCCCGAGATAGACGAATGCCCCGCTCAGGTATGAACCTATGTATAGGTTCATGAAGTACTGGTGTGCGGGGTGGGTGGTGTCGAATGCGATGAATCCTGCCTCTGTGTACATGTTCGGCCGGCCGAGATATGCGGTATAGACCCCCTCTAGGACGGACTTCACAAACCCCTCCGGTACCTTAGAGTGTGTATATACGTCTGCATCGATCCATGCCATGGCGCCCTGATAGTCAGCTGCAGCGTCTGCGATGGAGAATACCTTTCTGGCGAACTTGAATGCGTCGAAGTGGTAGTCGTATTGCGTTTTGTTGAGTCGTAACCCGCGGAAGATCGGGTTCGATGCTAGGACGGTATCCAGAAACGGTATCATCCCCTCCACACTGAGCAGGTTCCTGAATGTGACGCGGGGATGCTCGAAGTCCACAGGTTCCTCTAGGTAGACAACGAGCTCCTCATTCTCCGGCCACTGCTCAATGAACGTCTCAATGAATCGCTTGCCGTATTGCTCATAGCCTTTCGGCCCCATTGATGTGACGATCATGTTTCCCCCTTAATACCGATGTTATCGGCTGGTCCCGCTCTTCTTGCGGGTAGCTTTCACTGCAGCAGGCTTATCATCGCCTTCTTGCCCTGCTGCCTCTCCACCTGCATCCTGGCCTTCATTCTTAGGATCGCTGCCAGTGCCCTTGGTTGCCTCGTTGGTGGCTTCAGGCTCTTGCTCAGAGGATGTTTCCTGTGCGACATCACCCTTAACAGTAATCTGGGCCTGGTCAGGCTCCGGGATCTGTACCGGTGACGGGCCTGCTGCCTCTGCAGCTTTCTTGTCAGCATCACTTACATGGGTTTCACCGACAAGCTCATAATTACGATAGCGATGCTTACCAAGATCTGTTGCATAATCATCCTGGTTGACTGTGATGATTCGATCCTTCTTTTTTTTGTGGCGCAGACGCACCGTAGGTAGCTTGAATCCCATAGTTACTTCCTCTTCGTTTCCGGATGCGGAATGCATCCATCTTTTGGTTTACCTTGGCGTTGCGCCGAGGTTGTATGATCTACATTTTCGCAAGCAGACCACGTAGATGCTTCAGTTCTTTGCTGACCCTTACTTTATCTTTCAGTGGAGCCCGCAATGTCATGGCGTTGTACTTGGTTTCAAGCACTCCGATTCGACTAGTTATACCACTTCGCGTCCAGCGACCATTCTTGTCTCGAGGTTGACCGCTCATTTCACACCTCCAAATGAAAACCCCTGGGCGTTAACCCAGGGGTAATTCGTTTAGCCGGCGATACGGGCTGCCAGCTCAGGACGTACCAGGGTGTCACCCCACAGGATATCGAACTCCCATACAACCTGCTTGTACTGTCGGCTCACCTCCAAGCGGAGGGTGATACCAGTTTGCGGGTCGGTCATGGAGAGGATACGGCTACCCAGTGCCAGGTCTTGTGAGCTAGCAACCAGAGGACGGTTCGCGAAGGCGAAGGCGTCACGGTGGAATACCAGGTTCACGACATGGCTTGCCTTGATGGTGATTGCAGCACCAGCGCTAGCGATAGCCGCAAGATTAGGGCTGATACTTACGCTTTTAGCGGCACCGGAAGCGATTGCAGAAACAGTCGCGCCGACCACGTAGGTCTGGGTATCACCGGCGATGGTGAAAATATCGCCGACCAGGAGGTTACCGGTAGTGGATGCAGACTTGACGTCCAAGGTGCTTGCACCAGCTGCGGTGGTAGACCCAACAAGGCCACCGTATGCCGCCAGAGAGCCAGCGGTATGTGTCGGCACAGCATCATCGGCGAAGATATCGAAGCCGAACTTGCGGCCCATATCACCTTCGATTTTGACTGCGCGATCACCGGTCTGACTCAGATCGCTGAATTGCTGAAGACCCAGGGCGTTAGCCTCTGCATCGAAGTCCAGTACCATACGACGCATATCACGTGGTGCGCGTTGCTGGTGGAGGACTTTACGACCATTGGTCGCGTCAGCTACGGTGCTGGCAAACGGGGTTGTGCCGGCAGTGCCGGTAAAACCGTAGATGCCAGTGTAATTGGAGAAGATGGAGGTGTTCACCGCATTCGACAGGGCGCGAATAGCTTCGCTCATCTGCATTGGGATGAAATCGCGATTACGATCAACCTCAAGCATATCCTTGTCGGTAAGGTAGAAGTCAGCCTTCTTCCAGTTAGTGAGCGATACAGACACCTTCTTTGCTGTAATGGAGCTAGGCGCAGGAGGCGTATTGCTCGGGGTTACATCGCCAGCAGTGATAGCTGACGGAATCGGGATATCGATGGTTGAGCCTTGCTCACGAGCATCGGTACCGTAATCACCGTTCACCAATCGCGGCATGCTGGCCTGTTCGCGGAGAGCCAGCAAACCACGAGCAAGGATCTTCGGCATCATATTGTCTAATGTATTAGCCATGACACTTTCCTCATTCAGTAGTTAAATGTTTTCTCTCTGGTCCACCGGACCTCCGCATGACCACCGGTCATGTTTACTCGTTAGAGACGACCACTTCGCCTGCCGCAATTGCCTCAAGGTTAGCGCCCAGGGATGCTTGGTCGCTCGCTTTCACGACCCCCTTTTGTTCGCTACCACTTAAGTTGCCGTTAGCACCGCCTCCGGCATTGCCCTCGAAGAGATATGGTGCTTCCATAGCGAGGGACTGAGCCCACTCATCCATGGATAGGACGGTTTTACCGTCTGAACCATACATGACCTCTTTGCCGTTTGCCCCCTTTATCATGGGAACTGGCTGGCCATTCTCGTCAAGAGTCCACACTTCGCGACCACGCGCAATGGCGTCACGCATAGCCCCTTTGCGAATCGGCGCCACATTAGACACCGCTTGCTGCAGGGCGCTATCAATTACCACCTCACTGAGGCGGCCTTTATATTTACCGTTTTCTGCCTCAAGCTGCTCATTGCGCTTGGTAGCAGCATTTACCTTGCCTTCAAGGTCTGCGCGCATGCGCTCTACCCGCTGCGCTACCCGTTGCTCGATAACGGTGTCGATTTCGCCAGCATCGATCAGTTGCTTTTCTTCGATGTTGCGTATCTTGTCCATGGCTTCTTTCGCCTTCTCAGGATCGATGCCCTGGAACTTCTCTACTTGTTCTTTCAATGCTGCAAGCTCTTCGGATGCACCTTCTGCCTGCTGCAGTTTTTTGGTGAGCTCGATGTTGTTGTTGCGGAACTCGCCCAGCGTTTGTTTGTAATCAGTGTCGTCGACAGCCAAAACAAAAACATCACCCTCCTTCACATAGAGGGACTGGAATTGCTCGTCGACTTCATCCAATGATTTTAGTAATGCTTTCAGTGCCATTTTGCTTACCTCCGGTACGCATGTTCAGGATTATAGTAGGTAAATTATTGATTGAAAAGAATCAACCATTAAAGTTCGCCACTCTAGCAAGGAACTCGTCGTCTTTCTTCACTAGAAACGCTGGCATTGCATCGCCGATTACATCGTATCTGTCAGGCTCTTTCTTGATCATCTTCGCCATGGCTACTGCACTGGCGAGCATATCTGGCCTGGTCATCCAGACCTTGCTATTAAGAACCCTGTAGCGCTCCCTCACCTTCTGCGGTAGCTGGTTTAGCTTCTCTTCTGAATCAATGATTTGGAGCATGTTTGCATATTCGTTCTGCTCCTGCGGGGTAAGTTCGATCTTGCCGTTGTCGCACATATTGACTCCGTCCATCATCGCTGGACCGTCAACATAGAAGTCGTCGTTCATTCTCCATCCACTATCGACCCCTGCTAGCGTGATATGGTCTATGCCCATATACCGTGCGATGCTGATGGCTCGATTGACTACGTTGTACCCACCACCCATGCATGACCCATCGGAGAATAGTGTTTTGTAGAGGTTGAGTTCATTCTTCAGACCGGTTGCCGAGTGGAATATCAACACCTTTGCTGGATGATCCTCGACAAGCTGCTTCCCTTTTGAGACATCAGGGCGGAATCCATCATTCTTCCACTTGTCAAAGTCTGCCATGAGTACCCGCTTCTGCTCTTCCTCGGTAAGCGAATTCAGCCACTCCCCATACGGTAGCTCGCTCAGCATATAATCGAACAGGAGCTTGTCGCTCGAGCTTGCGAGGATATGAGTGGTACCTGGCGCACGGTAAATCTTTCGATCTGGCCGAGCGATATGGGCTCCCGGGTCCATGGTGACACCATAGTCGACCTTGATTCCCTTCTCGTATAGGAATTTGATAGCGCCCTTGCAGGCAAACAGTAGATATCCTTTGTTGAGCTTGCGCTTTATGCGCTTGAGTACTTTCGGATCCTTGAGGGATGGACCGCTTCCGCAGACGATCGCGTTTCGGCCCTTTAGGGAGTCTCTGCTGGCCATCTGAATATGCTTCTCCTTGTGGAGTTGCGCAGCATACTTGATGTTGCCTTCGTAGTTATCGATGTTTGGATTGGTGAATTTGATCTTCATATTCCCAGAACCAGGAGCACCGGGGTTATCCGGTGCATGTTGTGCCATCATCTGCTGATCCTGGATCAGCATTCTGGTTATGTGGGATGGGACAGCAAACTGTACTCCCATGGGTCATCCTCTTTGTGTTGGTATCTGAGCATCACAGACCAGACGTCTAGATATGCGTCATGTCTGCCGGTTTCGTGTGCTGGGATGCTGCTCTTAAAGTTATCGTAGCCTATGTTATGTACAATATTCAACATGACCTCTTCTACACGCCTTCTCTGGATTGTAGTTCGGTATCTGTAATCTGCCGCATCTGTACGGATTACTTCTGCATCTGGGAAGGTCTTTTCGATGTCTCCGGCCATCCTGGATCGCACCATAAGCATGTTTGGTTCTTCCCTGTGAGCGACGATCGATAGAAATGCGTTATTGAGAAATACCCACATATTCGTTCCCCTTATTTCTCTGTGGTTAATAATGTTAGCGGCTTATCTTGTTTCATTGATATCTCCTATTGTTTATGGGTTCTCGCCCCAATCACAGCAGTCATCAACCATCACACGCTTATCGTATCCATGATCCTTATCGAATTTCTTAGTCAACCAGATATCGCCTAGTCGACTGGCGCCGATGACACGATACCGCTCTCCTTCATAGGTGCAGAACAGCTTGTGGTCCTTCATAAACTTCCCGAATGCCATTTTCAGTGTTGCCGGCATCCTGAAATGCATGAGTACCCACCTCGCATAGTCTTCATTCTTTGATCTTTCATCCGTCACAATGCTTGTTCCATAATCAATGAAATCATCGACATGATGAGGCTTTTTCTCTTCTTTCTCTCCGACTCCTATTGTCAGCGACATGATATTTCCTCCGGTGTTGGTGGTTAATCAACTATACTATCTGTGCGGTAACTATCCAGCACCAGCATCTGTGGTGCATCTAATCCCCCGATAGGAGGTGGGCTATGGGTCTCGATATCCTTTGGCAGACGCTTCAGGTCTTCTTTGGTTCTTGTTTCGTGGTAGTGGCATTACTGCTGCTGTTCGTTTATGCGCGGGTCGGCTTCAGTGGCAAGCGCTTCAAGGAGCACTGGATTACGACCGGTGATGGCGCCCCTGCTGGTATTGCGGCTTTCATCTTGGTCCTTGCTGGCCTAGTGGCACTCGCCTTCTTTCTTAATAACGATGCCCGGGCCGCGGAGCATGACTGGTTTAAGTACACAGAGGTGTATGCCGGCGTTGAGCGAACCAGGGATATTTCCCCTGTATGCGTAGCCAATAATGTGGATGATCGGCTTACGAGCAGTGGCGGGATCAGGCAACACATCTATTCCCTCAGCCCACAGGTATCCCTTCTCGGAACGTATCAGCACCATAGTTGTGCGGTTGGGGTTGACGCGAGTGGCTATGATGCTATCGGGGTTCAGGTTAACGTTAGATTCACCAGGAACTGATATCACACTCACTGCATCTTACTCCTGGCCGCGGCATCGTTGGCCTTTTTCACCACTTTGCCAAGCTTATTGATATCATCGGTTTTGACGGTCAGGAGCATAATAAATTGTGTTAATCCTGGATGCTGCTCGAATTCATACCCGGCTTCCTTTAGATATTTCTTGAATATCTTCAGCTTCCAATTGTCTATCGTTATACCTACTTTCTTCATATCGCTCATCTCATGCGTTTCCTTCTTGCTCGCCGATAACCTCTACCTTTTTCCCGTAATTCGCCTCCAACGATCCAGCAAGAAAGATAATGCACATCTGGTCACGTAGATCCGGCCTGTCTCGGAATGTGGCGCGTTCTTCTGTGGTTGCCTTATATTTATCCTGGCAGCATGAGAAATCAGGACAACACTCATCACGGTCTGTGTTATGTATGTTAATACCATCAACCCATTTATCTAATTGCTCTTCTGGTGTCATCGTCTTCTCCTAATTATATCCGGTATCCATAGTCCATCGGGAATCTAAGGGTATCTCCTATCTTTGTTTCATGTGGAATGTATATCTCTTGCCGAGCAATCATTTCCCCTTCCTGGATAACAACAGCCTCTACAAAGTTGATATAATCAGGATCTGCTTCGAGGATGAACATCATTTCCCTTATCCCATCACCGATTGCTGGCTTCCCTTTGTGGTGAAACGGCTCCATCTTTAGCGTCTCACCGCTCTGCATATGGATATGCATCACTGTCTCGATTGGCTTTGAATTATCCATCATTGCTCTCAATAGAACTTTATTCTATTCGGTTGTATCATCATCCACCTCCTGATGCTTACAGTGGATACCGGCTGTATTGTCTTGTTCTTTTGTTAGGTGACACTCTGTGTCGGTGATTTCTTTTGCGGTATTAAGGATCAGCTGAGTGAACCCTCCCGCATGGTCTATTTCATCTGCAACATAAACAGCAAACGCTGAGCATGATACGATTAGGATCGCTACTGCGATAATCGATAGTTTCTCTAGTGTGTTCATGGCTTTATCCCCCTTTTGAGGATGTTTGTTGTGTTACATCTTCCTCATATTCTCTTTGTTCATCTTTGCCGCGGCCGAGTATTTTCTCATCCGCCTATCAAGCTCGATCTGACTATCTACACTGCCTTTTGCTATGCGAGTCCTGAGCTCATCATTGCTTATATCTGGCTTATCTGCTCTTCTTATGTGTGACGTTAATCCAAACATGGCACACCTCCTGTTAAGCGCTACCATATGGCGCCTAATGTAGTTTCTTCTCTTGTACCCCTAGAAGCTCTCTTAGAACCGTGTCGTGATCCTTACCTTCTACTGTTATCGCCTCATAGATATCATCTTCCACCAAGATTTCTATGCTCCCGTCTGCATGGAATATGGTATCAGAATCATCAAGCGTCCCGATGGCAAGCTCTTCTATCTTTTCATGGACTTCTTTCGATATTATTACCCGCGGCATTACTCACCTCCCGGGCATGATGGCTTGGTGATTTGCATATCCACTACAGGGATACTAATGACCTCTGCTTGCTGGACTGGCCATGGGATATCTGTTTCTCTGCTGCGGTTTTGTGCGTATGCCTCTTCGTGAGTAAAGGTGGCTGCATCGCTAAGGCTGGTGGTATATCCGCCACCCTTGCGCCACCACAGAATATCGTTGCCGCAGTAGCTGCGCCTATCCTGCAGGTAATAGCATTGATGTTTGGTGCTCTGGTCTGGGGGGGTGATGGTGGTATTACCAGCTGGGCCGAGCTCTGCTCGCCAATAGCTTATCTTGCACCAATCGGTTAGCGCGGAATGTATCTGATCTTGGATTTCTTCATCAGCGGTTGTTGCGCTTATCTTCGCTAGCAAGCCGGCCATGCCAGCCATTGTGACCCTTATTTCTGTGAGTGTTTTCATCGTTCCCCGTCCTATGTGAATATTCATGGGAAACAATAGCACAAGTGTCTAGTACCATCCACTTTTTACATCGTAAATTTCATTGCCATAGCGTAAAGCGTTGAATCTCCTTCTGTTAATACTTCAAGGAGCTTGGCTTTCTCTGCAAGGTAGATTTTCGCGAATCCAGGATCTCTCTCGACGATACTTCTCGAGTTATCAATTAGGTCTGCCAGCTTGATAGTCTGAGCCTCCGGCGATGCTAATGATGTATGCTCGAGGTCGATCGCCTTTCGTGCCGCCCTGTTACCATCATCCGGCCGGCTAACATCTGTCAACATTTCGACCAACATCGTTACATCTGGACCAAAGTAATGATTAATATCTACCAGGGTAGCCTCGGTGTCTTCAACCGTGTCATGAAGCCATGCTGCGGCTACCATTTCTTGGGTATGGGGAACGCTTTTCACGATCTTGGCAACTGCAGCTGGGTGCATGATGTAGGGTTCCCCGGTATATTTTCTTCGTTGGTTTATTACTGCATGATGATGATCGGCGAACAATCTTGCGTATCTCTCCATCAAACTCATGGTATCCTCCGGTTATATCTACCCTGCATGCTCCTTTAAGTATAGCTTAGCCATCTCCAACCCCTTCTTACTATCGCAGAGAGCCTTGTCACGCTTGCTGGTATCCTCGTCAATGATCACCCCATCAACCATCCACGGACCATCTCCGGCCACCTTTCCTGCCAGGGTGTGAAATGGGTGCCCAAAGTACATCGGGTCACACCAGGCTCCGCTCACGGCCACCAGCACCCCATCGATGGAGTAAAGGTCGCTGATTTGGACAGTGGATCCGTCCTGTAGGATGAGCTTAAACTTCATCCCCTGGTCAATAGCTTCTGCTATGTGCATTACAAAACCTCCCCGGACACCTTCACCACGTCAGCGACTTTACGTCCGTCTGGCAGGATTGTGTATCCGTGTTTTTTGAAGACAGCGATCACATCTTTCCGCTCGCCCTCAGTTCTTACCACAATAGCCTCAAGATCGTCGAATAGCGACACCCCGTTCTTGAATATTGTCTCATTTGACGCATGATTTGAGAGGTTATAGAGTTTGTTGATGTCAGTTACGCGATAATCCCTCACTGTGCTTCCGGTTACCCTCCCATACATATCTCCGCTATATGAGATGGCATCCATCCTCTTCAGTGCTCTCGGTTTGAAGATATACCCTATGGTGTTAGTTGCTGATTGGCGTGTTTTGATCCTGGTGAAGAAGTAGCTGGCTCCACCGGTACCCATATCTGATTCCGGTGACATGCCGTGTAGCTCGATCCCCCTGCGAAGCTTGTCGGTTGTTGGGGTGAGCATTCCACCGCTCGATAGGATGCGGTCCACTGACTTTGCCATATCGCCGCTGTATTCAGCGTGCGCTATGACCATGTTCTGCTCGAATTTGTTCCAACCAGGTCCAACTAGGTCTGGCCTATAGCGAAGGCGCCGGCCGGCTTGGTATGCCTGCCTGACCCCTGCAGGATTGTACTCAGGCAACGATGTGATATTTCTGCCAATCGCCTTGCTCAGCGTTTTCTTGAGCTCGGTTATACGGAGGCTCTGATCGGTATACGTCCTCATAATGGCCGACACATCTTCACCATGGAGATATGCTATTTGCTGCAGGTAGAGCTCTTCCATATCGGCCGCGGATGCTCGATGGTTATCCAGCCCCAGCTTGTTGATGGTTTCCATTATCCTATTTGCCGCCTCTTTGTCACCGCCTGGTACTTTGATTTCAACCGTATCCAGGTTGGCAAAGAAGTTCTCTACGCTCTTCTCTGAGCGAATATATCTGACCTGAGCACCATCGATGTCACCTTCTTGAGCGATACCGAATGTTCTGTTTATGGTATTTTTTCGGTGAATGTAGCCGTTTTCTATCTTTGCATCATGATATACAGCCTGAGTTTTGTGGAATTTGTATTTTACGTTGGGGTTTACTTGGATCTGTTTTGGCTCTGGGTGGGCTGGCGCCTTGAACAGCCCTGCCTTCTTGAACCTGATCGGTAGTCCGTCGTCGGTATTGGCGATATTATCCATCTCATCCATCCATTCCTTATAGCTCTTCTTGATGGCTGTCGATTGCGCCTTGGTGTAATAGCCCTTCTTCGTCAGATCATCGAGCTTGTCGACCATTTCCCGGTGCAGCATCTTCGCTTCCCGGGCTCGCTGGATGTCCTTGATCCTGATGCTGGTGGCGTTTGTTTTCGCGCCTTTCAGGGTTTGTATGATCTTGCTATCTAGGGTGCTCGCCTCTTCATTGATGCTCTGGGTGATGGTTCTGCCGGCCTGTGTAACCTCTTGCATCTTCTTTATACCTTCCCCGCGCACCTTGAATGATGCCCTGGTTACTATCTTTCCGCTATCATCGAACTCCTGCCAAATGAGAACACTCTGATCCTCTATTTCACCACCGTCGGTGGGTATCGCATATCCGTTACCCCTGGAGATACGTATCTTCTCAAGATCGGTGGTATCAATAAGCTCTTTTGCGCTTGCCGGTGGCGGCATTGCCTTCTCTACTGTGTCGAACTCCTTGGCCAGGTAGCGCTTGCGCTCGATAAGCGTGTCTGCCAGGTCGTCTGCCATCTTCTGGTCGGCTGGTCCGTATTCATGGACCATGGCGCGTATTTCATCGTCACTGATGCTGGTCACACGCTTCACGGATGCCTTCAGCTGAGCCTTTGTGAGCTTCTGGAATGCTTTTGCGGTTTGAGGGTTCCTTGATGCATCGCGCAAAGTGTCGATCTCGTTGACCACTTTGCCGAATGCAGTACCTTTCGGTGCTCCCTGGGCGCGATAGAGTAGCGCACCACCATTATCGATACGGTATGCCTTCCCACCTTTTACCAATAAGTTGTCCATGTTCGCCCCGGCAACGTCCCAGTTCCCCAGCCACGCATCCACAGCGAATCCATCATCCAGCCCATCATAGGCTCCTTTCGCGAACTGGGAATCTGTTCCTCGCTTTAAACCCTTAATAATCTTCGATGCTACTCCGGTACCTTTCTCAGTCTTGATCAGGCGCACATCTGGTACTGAGATGCCGGCTTTCTCATAGAGCTTATTGGCCAGAACCTCATTCCTGGCGATATTCTCGCTCGCAGGAACCTTGACGTACCAGTCTTCCTTAGTGATGGTGTTCTTATACAGCCCACCCCAGTTAGATCCTGCCTGGTCGCCGATTTTCTTGAAGTCCTTAAGGTCTAATTCGCCTTTCATGGCCGCCTCGGCAGATGCTTGAGCCTCAGCTACGCTCACAGCTCCTTGCGCTGCATGCTCAAGCTGAGCATTCACTTTGGCTGAGATGTGCTCTAGGATGGTTATCGGGTCTGTATTATTGACATCTACCTCGCTCATTACTTCTTTGGCTGCCTTTACCGCTAATGGATCACCCTCATCCTGAAGGAAGAGTTCCACCTGATACATGGCATCATCTTCATTTATGTTCTTAGTTAGGCCAGCTATCTCGTCTGCCTTGCTCGCATAGTATTTACTATCTGTTGGCGCGAACACTTTTGCTGTTTTCTTCGTTTCCTCAAGGGTTTTTGTGGCAGTAGCAGCTGTTTTCTTGCCCAAGATGGCATCGTTGACTAGGATTTTGTCGGCATCTTCAAGTGAATCGTAGGCTTTCTGTGCATACGGAGGTACCTTCTTCCCGGCGATCTTTGCCTGCTTATACTTGGTGATGGCAGCTGCCTTCGATGCCTTCTCCTGCATGATTGCTGCTTCATCCTGGACCTGCTTGAGGAATTCGGATGCCTGTGTCTTGGAGTCGATGGTTCCCTTGAGCTTCTGGAAGGCTTTCACCTCGAGTTTCTTGCCTTTACCGTCAGCCAGCTCAGCGAGCTTCACACCAGCCTTCTGGTTGGCCGCTACCTTGGCTACTTCAGCCTCCTTCGCGACAGCAGCTGCCACCTCCTTGGCTTTCGCTGCAGCGATCACATCGTCGATCGCCTTCTTCGAGACGTCGTCTAGATTATCGTATACCGCCTGCGCGTATTGCGGGGGTTTCGTCCCGGCCAGCACGGATTTCTTGTACTTGGTGAGGGCTGCTGCATCGCCGGCTTTCTTCTGGAGGACAGCGGCATCCTCTTTGACTTTCGCGAGTAGCTTGGACGGAGTGTATTGCGCTGCTTGTCCGGTGGATTCAAGGTGTTTGAGGGCTTTCTTCTCCAGCACTTTTCCATTCGACTTGATCTCGTCTATTTGCATAGCTGCAGCGGTTTCCTTTGCCTTCGTCACGCTGCGCTCTAGTTGTTTAGCTCCCACTTCCTTGGTGAGGCCCTTCTGTGCAGCCTGCGCCTTGGCTATGGCTTCCTGCTTGGCTGCTGTGGCCGCCGCCTCAGTAGTGGTGGCATTCTTGATTGCCAGCGCTTCTGTGGCGATCGCCTGTTGTGCTTCCTTGCCAGCGACCTTGGCGACCAGCTGGTCGACTGTCATCGGATTATGGGTCTGGCTGATGAGGTCGGTCATGCCGATCTTGCCATCCTTCCAGAGTGCGTATTTGGTCTTCCCGAGGATTTTGTAGGCGAGGTTCTTGCCCGGGTCAAGGATGCCGGTGTCTTTCGTCTTCAGCCACTCACCGTAGTTCATGTCTCCGCTCACACCACCATCCATGGATGCGCGGATGCTCTTGTGCGGCCGATGCTTCTTCAGCTTTGCCCGGATGACCGGATCCTTTGTTCCAGACAGTTCATCCCATGACTTTAGAACCGGCAGGGTGGTAGTGCGGCAATTCCAGTGGTATGGAGGCTCGCCTGGCCACTCGAATTGGGTACCCGGGAGAGGTTTGTAGTCCAGGGACCATGCCTGACCGTCAAGCGCTTTGCATATATCGCTGGTATGGGAGTCCAATGTAGCAAGCACCTGGATCCCCTTGATTACATCACTGTTCGCCTCATAGGTATGCAGCCTGGCCTTGTTCACTACAGCCATACCTGACGATCTAACCAAGCGCTCTGCTTGGTATCGCTTCGCCTGCATGATTCCATCCTTGAAGCCGTTGGCAGCGGTGCCGCGCACATCACGCACAAGCTCAGGCACAGATTTACCTGTTAGGATGCCGTTTCGCATGATGCGCTCGAAGTCAAACCGCATCTGTTCGTCAGCTTTCTTCCACCAGTCTGCAGATGGCGCCCCCTCAATCAGCGTTCCATCTACCAGGTGCTGCAGGACGTTCTTGTTTAGCCGGACACTAGCTAACTCTACATGGATTATCCTATTGATAGTATTGGCAGTATTCTTTGCCTCAGCCTCCACCATCTTCATGAGGTCTTTCTGCAGGGAGTCGTGCATAGATTGGTATGCTTCCACAGTGGTTTTACCGGTGGATGCTATGAGTATGTCAAGCTGCTTGAGCTTAGCGCTGATGGCTGTTGGTGTAGTTGGATCGAACTTGTATATCGCCTTGATATAATCAGCTTCTAACTCGTTGATCATCTTGATGATTTTTTTTCTGAGCCCAGCCTCGACCCTGAGCAGGTCAATTCCATGTTTCGTTAGGGCATCAGCGATGCGGGTTGTAGCGTTAGCCATTATGCGGTTCCTGTGGGTAGGTTAACTCGCTGTAAACTATTAGAAGAAGAATAGACCATGATTAACCATGATTAACATATCAACACTAGGAGACATTCATGGCGCCTGGCAGTAATGAGCAATACCTCGGTGAAATTCATGGTTTCCTAGCTCATGAAAGGTAAAATTTCTTACCTGTGAGTAACATTTCTTACTTTCCAGACCATCGATCGCAATATCTACCACACAACCTATTGAAATAGGTGGATTAATCACAGCCGGATAGAATCATCATGCACCACCGGGCACATACAGGGACATAACACCAGGTACCATGTGCATTGTCGGTAATAGCAATATCTTTAGCCTGGTCAGCTCTGGCTAGAAGGTTGTTCTGGGGATTTTACTGGGACTAAAACCGGAGGCTTACGCATCGATGGTTCTGTAGGACCATTACCCATATCGAGTAGCGCTTTTTCATCCTCGACTGTCCGTCCGTCAGGTAGGAGTTCTCCACGCTTAAGGTTGAACAGGAAGGTATCTTGGCTGATGCTCCCGCCCTGGAATGCTTGTACGAGGGCTGTCAATTCCTGCGGCCCAAGCCTAGAATCGATAAAGTCGGTATTGAGCTGGTATTCTATCTCTTTCATTACCGCATCACCCATGGACCACCAGACCATGATGCGCAGCATCGTCTCAACCGCTTCACTCAGGTTCTTCGATACCGCGGTCAGCGATCCGCTATCCCCTGATGCCCTGAGCCTTACGGTATCTGCAGCTTCAACTCCAGCTTTAGTGTTCTCAAGTAGCCTGGCTCCGAGTACAGCCATGTATTGCTCTTTGCTCCTTAACCGGTTCTCAAGGAACCCAAGTCCAGCACCAGAGAATTCAAGAAAATAAGCCTTCGCATCAGTTTTCTCTGAAACCCATGCTATGGATGAGCCAATCTTGAGCTTGGTATCTGCTGGGAAGCCGGCCACCCATGGGGTTGGGAGTGCGGTATAGTGAGCTCCATGCTCGAGGTCTGCCGTAGTGATGTAGTGGCTGATATTGGCATCAACTAGGTCGAGCAGTAGCGGTTTGTCTGTGTCTCCATCGAGGTCGTATGGATTGACGAAAATGAATGGGATTCGGTCAAGTGGTAGGCTTGCCCGGGTAGGTATAACTCTCATATCGGCAACAGGAAGCCAATCATTATCCCTGGCGCCATCGTCTTTCCGGTATACATCCTGCTGGTAGAAGTGCTTCCCGTTATTACCCTCAAGCAGGCGCAGTACTCGGTATTGCACCTTGCTCTCATGGTCGAATTCATCTTTCGGGTTGGTCTTATACCTCTCCTGTAGCACCACCATGCTCAGGGTCTTCTTGTTGTCTATCTTCTTGTATTCCCAGTTGATAATAGTGTCTGCCGAGTACAGTGAGGCGTATGCGCGTTTCTCATTGTCTCCGTGGACGTCAAGCAGGATGCCGACTCGCCCTGTACCGATCACCTCCTTGGAGATTTTAGCGACCGTGCGGTCCAGATCCATACCGTTCTGGGTGGTGAATTCTATGAGCTCTTTATAACGGTCTGGAAACTTTTGGTGTGCTTGTTTGCGGAATATGGCTCCAAGGAGCCCCTGGACAGTGCGGCCTGTAGCACCGTAGAAGAGTGCTCTACCCTTGTAAGCGTTGTACTCGTACTCTTCCATATCCTCTAGGGATGGGAGGTATTTTGTCCCTGCCTTTTTGATGGCATCACTACCCTCTACAGCATCTCGGCAGCGGATCCATTGATCCTTTCGCTTTGTGTAACTCGGATGTTCGCTGTTGACTGGCATTGCGCTTCCCTCCCACTGGTTTCAGATATTATAGGAGGGATGCGCAACTTCGTCACGCTGTCAAGGTTCCTTGTCTATAATATCGAACTTTTTTCCTTCACGCAGTGCGTTTCGTTGGCGACCAATTTGTATTCCCTCTTACTTACGAATTCTTTTATCGCTCTTGCCCCTTCTTCCTTTAAAACCCCTAGATATGTGGCATAAATCTTAATATCATGCCCAGCTTTCAGCTTGATATTGAGTTCATAAAGATTTTCTACCTCAATGCCAAATACTTCACATAATATTGGACCTAATTCATCGCTGCTGGCGATACGGTATTCTTTTTTATCCTGGTCGCTCATAGCTTACACTCTATATCTTCAGGCGTAATCACCGGTAGCTCAGGCCCCATGATGCTGACCTTGTCATCTACGATGATTTCTTCCTGTCTTGCCTTTCTCAGCATGCTTATCAGAACATTCTTTTCCTCGTCAGGGTAATAGACATGTCCACCATCACAGTCGATTTTGCTTGTTGATCCTGTTGTGGATTGATAAGCAGTGATAGCCACCACCTTTTCAGCGACGATTATTACTTCTCTTCCATCCTCATGCACTTCGATGAACATAGTCATTTCTCCTATGCTTTGTCTATTTACATATACAGTTTCCGGACTTTCGGGCCTAGTTATCTTTGTCGGTACACCATGGTTGCCGCTTGCCTCCGTCATATGGCCTGGCAAGGCCGGCTCTCAGCAAGGCATCCCCTAGGTCTTCTACCCCATTCGATATCCTGCCGAGTACTCTCCCGGCGAACTTTCCGAGCATCACATCGGATAGCGTTAGCTGGCCGGCGCTGTTCATCCATTGCTCTGTGAACTGCTTGGCTTTTTGTCCTGCTATCTTCTCGCACAGGATGTGGGTATGGGTCTCTGGGGCATTAACCCCGTCGAGCCTGACCGATATGCGCTCGGTTAGGTCCGGCCATATCGCCACATCGAGGACGACAGTGTCACCATCGATAACCCGGTTAAGGTGGGCAGTGTATGGGCCATATTCCGCCGCATAACCATAAAGCGGGGCCATGAGCAGAATAAGTACCACGAGCCTCATTGCTGCATCCTCTTTCCGATAACGGAACGGGTCATGTCACTGTAGGCCATAGCGGTTCCTTCCTTGGTCGCATCGAAGCGAATAACATCACCTTGGGGAATACCCATCAGGGTGGCTTGGTCAAACGACTGCTGGTCTGCGGCAAGGAACACGAACTCCCACGAGTACTTCTCTTGTTGGTGCTTGATGGCACTTGCCAACCCATTAAACGTGAACGTCTTGCTGCTATTCTCGTGTCCATCAGTGAGAATTGCCACGATAACCTTGTCTGGGCGGTCAACCTCCGACATTGCCGCAAGGCGTTCTCCAACCTTGTGCATGGTCACCCCAACCGCATCGAACAAGGCGGTCGCACCACGGGGCACGAAGGTCTCACGAGTCAACTCCGGCACCTTGTTGAGTGGGATATTGTCGTGGACGGTAATGACCTCATGATCGAACAACACCAAGGTCAGGTTTGCCTCTCCTTCCACTTGACGTTGGCCATCGACAAAGGCATTGAAGCCGCCAATCGCGTCGTCGCGAACCGTGACCATGGATCCGGAACGATCAATGACACATACAATCTCTGTTTTCATGAAGATACTCCTCGTAATCAGCATTAAGTAAATCAGAGCGAAGCTCCAACAAATCCTCGCCCTCCGGGACCGGACACTCTCCAATGGGAAGCATTGGCCCAACCCCGATACGATCCCACTTACCGGGAATAAGCGGGATCGATTCCGTGATGCCCTTATCAATGAACAACCGGAAACTCCCTGTCTCACCAATCTCCTTCTGAAACTGCCAGAAGGCGGAAGCGTCCTTGCCGGTGTACGGCACATGCAAGCCAACCGTGATGCCATCGAACAAGTTCATGTTGCTAATCAACCACGGCGACGGCAACGACGTGTAGAGATAAATCTCCTGTTGCGGGTTCTTTTCACGCAACCGACGAACCAGTTCCCCGATTTGCTTAGGGAACAACATTGGCTCTCCACCGGATATCATCACCTTCTCATACCTAGCCAATCCATCAATTGATATGGGTGAAGCGGCAAGCATGGTTGGTGCATGATCATTGCAACAGTTCTCACAATGCCGGTGGCACTTGTATGAAACGATAAGCCTGGCTTTAACCTTATCCTTTCTTTTTACCATTAGTTTTTCCTTTTTCCTGCCATTCGATTTGTCACTTGCTGGCCATCGAACGGTTTGATGGATCCGGAGTAGAGAGGTGATGTCAGGTCTTTCATAAGCGCCTCTGTCTCCCAGATGCAATCGAAGTGCTTGCCATACATATAGCACCTTGATCCCTCGTTGAACTCGATCACTCCTACGCTGCGGTTATATGCCGCCTTGGTGGTGCATGTATCGGTTGATAGCATGGTAAACGGTGTCAGCATCATGGTGCAGAACGCGATGAACCCCATGACAATACATACCACTGTTAGGGTTTGATGCGTTTTCGGGCTCATGGTCACCTCCAGTCTCTTCTGTCTATTCACATAGACGTTGCTTGATCGCTACATGTCGTATAGCTTCTTCCTTAGCTGCCGCCACAAGCGCTTGCTGGTGACGTTTTTCCTGCCTGTCGCGAGCCATTTTGCGTTGTTTGACTACCTTTCCCATACCAGTTCCCCCTGGTTTGTTTAACGTCTACGTCTATTTCTCGGTGCGCTTAGGTGTATCACTCCGTCATCGCATTTCTCGCAGAAATATGCTCTGGTGAGCCTTATCTTTTCACCTTTCCTGATCTCTCGAACATCTGCTCCGCAGTTGCTGCAGATGATGTACGCTTGCGGAGGATCTACTGTCCTGTCTACCCTGAAATATGGTTGGTTATTCATTCGATACCTCCTTCAGCGGTTTCCAGTGAGTCACGAATTTTGTTCTTGCTTCTCTTAGCTCTACCTGGACGATTGGGTGATATTTTGATATTACCCGCTCGTGCCATTCTATAAATTCTCTGATTTCATCTCGCATCATATCTCCTTGATATCTAGAGCCCCATACATATCCCAATAATATGCGGTTGCATAGTTGTGGCAGTTTTCGGTTTCTAAATCTGGCGGCTTTTCTTCGGGGTGGCCGCCATCTCTGCATGGTGCCGCACGTTTGTTGTGCATCACCATCAAAGTCATGATGAATTTAATCATGGCGATTCCTATGCAGTATGCTTGCCGCAATATGTTGATGCGGGTTCTCTTTTGTAGCCCAGTAGTACACGCAAACAATGCCTTGACTGCTTTTGAATAGCTGTGGGTATCCGAGATCACCATACCCTGATAACTCATCGTAGAAGTCATCGCGGATGATTACTGGTTGGCTCCAGTTCTTACCTGCATCATACGATGTGCGGTAATTCATGGTTCTCTGATCGCGATTTCCGTATGCCATAATGAGCATACCTGCTTCTTCGTGATATATCAGTGCTGGCGGATTACCGTTTCTTGGTGTGCCACCGGTATCAGTTACATGACCCTGGGATATCCAAACCTGTTCAGCAAGGCTCTCCAGCCTGAATGATTCGATCCAGCATTGCTCGCGAAGATTGTTTCTTCTGCGCAACAGCACCGTTATTCCGCCATCCACGAATGCAGCTGCCGGCATCACTGCTCTACTGGTATCTGCGCATATCACAGAATGCCTCTCTAGGTTCCTGTTTATGCATACGGCATAATCATCGCCCCAGCTATTATTGAATCCTGAACTCCCGAATATCATCCCGAGCTCTTTGATGTAATTGGTTCGCATTGTGCTGTGAATGCCAGCTTTAGCAAGCCCTGCGGACTTCATTGAAAATGGGCCTGCCCATTTCTTTCCGCGACTGTAAGAGATGAATACGGCGCCTTCATCAGCTGTGCCTTTTGAATGGTCGAATGACCCTGTAAACCTCAGCGCAAGGTCAGGATCGTTGAAGTCGATATTGTCAGGCAATGGCCCATTAGGCTTATCACCACAGTTTACTTCTGGCACCTCAACTTTCCATGTAATACCACCATCCATACTCCTTGCGAAACTATCGATGAATGGCCGATGGCAATTATGGATGCCACCTGGTGCATAAGTACCGTCTACAAACCCGACGAGCAATTCATCGCCCCATGCCCATGCACCTTTGTTAGCCGGCCATCCGAAATATCTTCCTTCTTTTGATGCAACTATAACGTTTTTCATTTCGTTCACCTGTTAGAACAGTCTTGCTGTTGGAGCTAGTTTCCCGCCTCCACTACGCTCTATTCTTGGTCGCATACTGATGGATGTGCAAAGCTTCCACATGCACTCGCTGGTTGCGCCTCGTAGCCAATCTACCTTATCCGAAGCATCCTTGAATGTCTGGTATGTGAGAATAAGATCATGCCCATAATGTGAGCCCTCTTTTACTATTACATCCCAGACTATCTTCATGGCTGCTGTTCTCCTAATTTATCCATTAGCTGTTCGCCTCGTATATCTACACCAAGACCGTAATTTCATTTCATCGATACTCCCATTCTGCGCTCACCGCATACGAAGTAGATGATCGTTGCTACAGCTCTGAGCTCATCTCTATGATTCGATTCTCTAGTTCTGTATGTGATATAAACATCGCCATTGTCTATTTCGATAGACAGCGGATATTTCGGATTAATCTTTTTTCTTACATTCATAATTTTTTCCTACAATATGACGTACATGTGGATGAATTAATTTCATTACTGCTTATACCTCCACATACTCACCGAACTTGGATGCTACGACAGCACGGCAGATGGCAATTTCTGGCGTGTCTGAAATTGTTTCCATTCCCTTTCTTGGGTACACTCTAGCGCACCATTCGTTACTACTTCCAAGTTTGTTCACGTCTACATCAAACTCCTTCACCAACTCCATAGCCTGCCCACCGTTGATGTCTGGTCGATAGCTCCGCATAACCACCGTTTTCTCTATACCATCATCACGCAATACGTGTGTGTTCCATACAGGGATGCACATTGCGAGTTCTGTTGGATCGCTGTCACATGTCCACCCCTGCGCCCTAGCCACAAATTCCGCGAGCAGTGAGCCTTCGAGTTCTGATACTTTAATCTTCATTGCTAAACACCTCGCATGATTCAGAGCAAGACCCAGTATCCTCCATGTGACTGCCACGGATGCGTCGCTTTATATCGTATGGATCGATACCATCATATTGCGCTACCACTTTTTCTAATGGTCTTTTTTTGCGATACATCTGCTCACGTTTCCCAGTTCCTTTCCCGGTTCGTACACTCTCTGCGTGCAACGCCGTCACAAATTGCTCGTATTGTTCTGGTGCATCATACATAGCAGCAGCCAGCTTCAAATCAGACTTTTTCGGGCAGAATATACAATTACCTAGCCATTCTGGTATTTCTAAATCGAAGGGGCTTTTTGACCAGAAATCATTAACATCCTCCTTTGTGGCATCGCTTATCTCAAACAGATAATGGATGTTGTTTCTCGTCTTCCGTTCAAATGCTGCATATACAGCAGCTTCTACTCTCGCCTTCTCGTCATTAAAGCCGAACAAATCATCTACCCACATACCATCCCATATATCTACCTCATCATCAGGATTATCTTCATTCCAGCGTAACGACATGAACAAGTTTTTAAAGTCTTCATTCTCAAACTGTGGGAGCAATCTCACTACCTCTTCACTAAAATATCTCTTCGGCTCATCTATCCGTATCCCGATCCATACTTCATAATTGCCTTTTCCATACGTATCGTCACAATATTTTTTGAACGGAGTTAGCTTCATCCTATCGGTGCAGCCCATGCCGCCAATGTAAGGAACCCCATATTTTTTCATCATATTCTTATATGGCACCAGATCAGGGCCGATTTCGCCTATATCGGCGATGTGGTACGACGCCCCAACACCGAGCGGTTGACTGAAATCGCCACGCAGAACGGTTGTTCCAAGATTAAAGTGCTCATCACATACACGTAGAAATGTATATGTCTTCAGGTGTTCTGCTCCCGTATCCATGAAGACGACAGCGGTACTACTATCGCGCTCTTTTAGTAGCTTTGTCATAAACGCACTTGTCCTCCCTCCACTATTGCTCGCTACTTTTTGCATCACTCACCATCCTTTGCAACAGTCTCTGGCTGGTTCGAGTATTTGCGCGGTAGGCATTTGATCTGCTTCCCCAATATTCTGGCATTCACGGCAAGTGCCTGTTTTGCACACCGCTCAATCGTCTCCTCCTCAACTTGCGCCATGATGTGGTTGAGGGATTGGACCGGTGTTTCCGAACTGGCTTTCACAAGGCTGGCATGCAACGCTTTTAAACCATCATCGTCGTTGATATCTGACTCAGCTAGCTCACATGCTGCATGAAATATCTCATCCCGCAACCGCTCAACATGCGCCCTGAGTTCATCAATCTCTTTCTGTTGTTCTTGTAGTTCCTGGGATAGTTTTTCTACGCCACGGATAAATTCATCCATCTTCCATTCATCCGGACGCTCAGGTCGCCAGTAACGCATATCCTCAAGTAAGTTATATTCTTTCATTTACCTGTCTCCTTCTAACCTCGCCCTTTGATTCCACGCATCTATAGCAAGTTTCTTTGTCTGCTCAACATAGGCATTGTAGTCATCCTCTACTTTTGCGCGGAGTATTGGGTTATTACGGAAATCTGCGACAGTATGGTTTGTGTAGTCGCATAATGGTTTCTGCTCGTACTCCTTTCCGCTACCAGAACAGCTCTGGCATTCAACCACCCAATATTCGTGAGTTCGTTCATAACTTCCGTACCCAATACGCTCCATGCGTTGCTTCAATTTAGGCTTCCCTCCGCAAAATGGGCAAGCTAACAACTCATTCAGCTCTGGCGTGCTAAGGATCTGTTCGTTTGTACTACTCATTACTATCTCCGTGGCGTGTCATCTCATCTGTAATGTGGCGTTAGGTTGTTTTGTACTTAGCATCAACTACCTCCATCAGTTTGTAAATTTCCTTGTCGCCTGGACGAGATCAGAACTTGATGCGAGCTTACGTCGACCACCAACTTCGTAGATGAGTTTTATGCCGTGACTTATGCAATAATCTTCCTCCGGCACGTTACCCTGGCTGCGATCACCACCGTTAGCAAATGCTGCTGGCTCTACTTTTCTTAACGCATCAATTGCTGTGTTGTCAGAATCGTCGAAGTCGATTACCTTGGTTACATACTTGGTTGCCATAAGGATTTCCCGGCGATGCACCCATGGCATGAATACGTACCCCTTCTTCCTCATCAACCATTCGTCGGAGTTGAGAGCGACTACCACCATCATCCCCGTTTCCCATGCCTCCCTGAGCATTTCGACATGACCTACATGCATAGGATCGAATCCTCCTGACACCATGATCTTGTTCATTCAGGTAATCTCCCATGCATCTTATAGTATTGAGCATCGTCAAAGCTCTTGAACCATTTTAGCGATGCAATACCCCATCCATCATCTGTATGGATTGCTCCGCATTCTTTGCACTTCAGATAGTCCCAATAAGGATCTACATGCTCATGCTTGCATTCTTGCTTTTCAGTCATTATTGCTCTCCACAACTCGGCGAACCGCGGCTCTTAACTCATTTCCATCTTTCCAGCATTCATAACACTCATTCAGTCCGATCGGGTTGCCTGGATGGGTACACCACGAGCATGGAGCGCACCCCGTGAAGCATGTGCATCCACGATCTAGGTTCATAAAAAACCAGTCTTCGTATTCTTCCTGGCATTCATCAATAAGCACCCAGCCTTCATGTGGTGGTTTTAATTCCATCTTATAATGAACTCTCTTGTTCCTAATGAATCTGTAGTTGCTACGTCATATCCTGCACGCTGCAATGCGCACATAATCGATTTCTCAATCTCACTGTTTCGATATGGCATCAGATAATCATAGGAAACATAAGCTGATGTATACCCCTGATGCGCAAGCTCAGAGATTTTCTGATCCAGTTTTTCAATCGCATTTTGTGTTGCATCTGGCAAGAATTTACGTGCTATCTCTTTTGCGTCTTTAGCGTTCAGCATCATCTATCCTTCCTCTATTTCAATATGAAGGATATTAAGTGCCTCTTCTGCCGAATACCCCTCTTCTGTTAATCGCCTTATCGCTGTACGCTCGTCAACTGTTACGCCGCTGTACGTAGGAATTGATGAAGGCTCTCTTCTTAATAGCCAGACTAACTTATATCTCCATGTTTCAACCACCTCGAACAATCGCCCTTTTTTTGTCCGATAGAGATGCCTCCGATAATCATGCTCACGACCATATCCGCTGTCATACCATTTCCTTTGGCTTGACCATAAATAATCAGCTTTATCTGTGTCATATATCTTTCCTTCATATACGAAGCTATATGATATATTGCTCATGATTATTTCCTGGGTTCTGCTATCTACTAAATGCCAAT